TAATGCTATACATATATAACTATCTAATCATAGTCGACTATATAAGTATATACCAATCGATGTGGAGATCCGTGTACGATCTATGAAGGTGTCCCAACCTTTTCTTCGCATATACACGCATCGATGGACAGTACCGCGCATGGGATATACAACGCATATATACGGCGGTATGCATATGGACTTAATATATAATATAATATCCAGTACGGTTATAGGGATATTCACCGTGGTAAGCATCATGGTGTAAGTACATTATATTAAGGTTGTAAGTACGGTGGTAAGCATTATTACTTCTGGCATTGGTATAGCCTATTTATTTACCACGTATAGAGTAGTCATGGTCAATGTACGACCCCCACTTTGCGTTACCAAATATTACCGCATGTTTATTTGTGTTTCGTTATGAACACCACGGGCCTTGCAGTATCCCCATGTGTCATTAAATGTTATTGTTAAATATTCATGGTTAACTGAATGTTCACGTGTGCACATTGCATTATCCTCATTGTTCACCACGTGTTCATATATACTTTAAGGTAAGTCGAAAATTGCTTGGGCGAGCCATCAAGGGGTTAACACCCGCCTCAAATCACTTCACATACCATCGACTAAAAAGGTCACATATCGATATATTTTCATATCAATAGTGACCAATCTACATATCTTTGGACATACGTACATTTAAATTTCCATACGTTGCCAATTATTGTTTAATGTTGTTGATTTACATGCGCTTTAAACGGTGTATTATGCGATTTAAACGCGTCGCTCTTGAACCAAGTACACGTTATTGAATAATATCCAGCGCTACTAAAACGCGTACAATTAACGTTTCATACCCTTAATGAACCGTGGTTGCTTACTTTGTTTAGCATGTTGTTTTTGATTAGGTGTTGGCGTTGACGTTAACTTACCTTTACCTTTTAACCATTCCTTTAACGTTTGAATGTTACTTCTCATTGAATTTCTACTCATAACTAATTTATTTAGACCAATTTGTTTCTACTCGTTCTTCTTGTGGAACAATATGTTCCAACATATTTAACCAATCGTATACTCGAATTTCCCACGATTGTAATTTAACCCATTTTTTAGCGTTCATTGTCTTACGATACCATTCATAGTGATATTGCTTATCATCATGACATGATCCCATATTTCTATTCATCGCCGTTATTGTTTTATTCTGGATATCTCCTCTAACTACATCTTCCATACCTTTCAATCCATATGCCTCAATAGACTCTAAATCTATTATATTAGCAAACGGTGTAATCAAGCTGTTCAAATTACCTGTGTTCGTTGATAGCATCTTAACTCCACCTACCATCATCTCTAAAGCGCTAATACAAAATGTCTCTGGATATACACTTGGATACAACCAATATTCTGCCTTAGATATCTCTGCATATAGCTTCTTAGGCGATAAGGCTCCTAACCACTTAATACCATCCATCTCCGGAACATTATAACCCCATTTTTCACTATAAGGTGGAGTACAAATATGCAATGTTAAATTTGGATTGTTAGCCCTAAGTGTTGGGAACATTTCCAATAATGCATCCAATCCTCTATCTGTTGCACTCGAATATATGATTCTATCCTTAACCTTCTCATCATTAACATCATCCCAATCGTTTAAATCGATTGCATTGCTCATAACGTGTATATACGTATTAGGATCTATGTTGTTGTGTGTGAAAGAGCTTGAATATTCTCTTTTGATATACTCACGTTGCCACCCACTTACACATACAATTCCATTCATCATTTTACTACCAAGTATTTCACGTGCGTTATTCATTTTATTGCCCTTAAAGAAATCATGGAAATCCGTGTTGTGCATCCAAAATAAAGACTTATTATATGTAATACATGCTTCTTGTAATGCTTCAATATAATGAATGTAATTAACACCTATTGCTATATCAAAGTGAGTGAATGCTATACTATTAGATCCACGTTCATTGCCTTTGTTTAATATCGCTTCATAGTCTATATATGTTACTTTATTCATATAACAACCTTCTACATTACCTGTTACAATAACCTTATGACCTTCTTTAGCTAAATACTCTGCTAACTTAATAACACAATATTCACTACCACCTATGCCTTTAGTTTCCCAAGTTTGTTTGTTCCACTTGTCTTTACTATAACCTGTGTAGAATATTATCTTCATTGTTTAATCATTTCTATATATTGTTTATCTCTTACTAATTTAGATTCACCTGTTGCTATAAATCCTAATTCCAAATATAATTGTTTAGCATGGTTGTCTTCAAATACCCATAATCGCCATTTATCCTTTGTTGGTAATATTTGTTCATATGCTTGTCTTGCTATACCTTGCCTTCTAAAATCTGGATGTATGTCTATTCCAACTGTATCATCTTTAATTCTAATGTAACCTATGTTTTGATTATCATTATAACTAATCATTTTCCATTGTGGTTTTGTTTTATTAAACCAATCCTCACATTCTGATAAATGAAATATTGAGTTATCTTCTAACATATCTCGAGTTGATTTATGACTTCTTATGTGTAATAAATCAGTTAAATCATTTACCGTTATATCTTTTAATGTTACCAATTATGTTTTTCTATTGTCATCGATCCTTCTTTAGCAGCTAATAATTCTGTTTGCCATAAATTAATTGCTATAGCATATCTTATCCCACGAGTTACTTCTGTTACTCTATGTTTGTGATTACCTGCATCAAATATTACTAACCTATTATAAACTGGTTGTATACGTTCTGGTTCATTGTCTTCACCTTTACTAAATATCTCTAAATAACCACCATCTATATCCATTGGTTTTGGATAATATACTGTTCCAATTACTGGTCTAATTATTTCACCACCTTCTTGACCACCTGTTCTAGCCCAATGTAATTCATCTTTATCATAATGTGGCCCTAAATCTTTATTTGCTTGATCTGGTCCATAAATTCCTGTCCAATATTCAAACCCAACTAAATTACTAATGCCTGGAACACTATTACTTGCCCATATATTTTTAATTAAATGTTGTTTTTTAGTTATTGGTTCATTATTCCACCAACCATCCCACCACATGAAATTTCCATTTGGTCCAAAAAATGTTTCATCAGTAGATATTATATCTAAAAATACTTGGTCTTGTATAAAATCGTCTATTACTATCATAATTATTTAATATATTTCACTATTACCTTTAATAAAACTAACTACTACATATCTAGTACCCTCAGTAACTGGTCTAGCTCCGTGTTTATGAGTTATATTTCCTGGATGTAATGTCATTACACCTATTTCTTTCGGATTAACATTACATTTATATTTATCAAAATATGTACCTCCACCTTTAAATTCACCTGGGTTCAAATTAACTAAAGTTGTTATATGACTATGATCATGATGTAATCCTAAGTGTGCTTGTTCCTCTGGTTTGTATCTAATAATAAATGATTCATCCTGTAATTCATCCCATGATTTACCATCTAATTTAAATTTATAAATGGCTAATGGTCTAACAAATTGATTAATTACTCTATTATAAATACCTTGCATGCCTAATACTTCAAGTAAATTATCTGTTGTAGGATAAAATTCATGTCTATCATTTGTCCAATTAAATTGTTCACCTAATTCAATTAACTCATCACAAAATGCTTTTGTAAAAAATGGAAATGTATAAACATGAGTACATGGTTCATCTATTACTAAATCATATTCCTCATTTCTAATCTGAGGTGAAATATATTTGTTACACCATTCATCCCAATTATCTACATTTAATATATTAGGATTAAAATCTGCTTTAACTTGTTTAACTTGATCACTTGGTGGTATAACAATTTCGTGTACTGGGTTTGCTTGTTTACTTTTTACCTCTTTAACATGATCAGGAGTATATTCAGTTAATGAATCTGAAGCATAATTACTTGATTGGTTAATATAGTTTTTAGGTAAAGCATATTGCTTAAACCCATTGTGGAAACATTTATTTGCATCTTCTCTATCATGAACACCAGCTATAGCAGGTAAAAATTCATCCCAAGGTATCATGTTAGTTAAATAATTAGAATCAAGTATTTCCTTCATACCTTTTCTAGATAATACATAAGCATGAGCATTAAATGAATATGATGTTTGAATTAATCCTTCATTTACTTTAACATCTTTTTCAGGATGGAGAGCATTACGACCTAAATAACACATACTCCAATCATCAAGTAAATGATTTAATTCCCATTCAGGAAATTTTTCACCATTACCATAAAAATCTTCCTCTAATATTAATATATTTTCAAACCCTTCATTATAGGCATTTTCAATAGTTGAATAATGTGATAAACCACATCCAATTTCACCTGGAGTTAAATCTCTACTCCACCAATTATTTTGAGGTAATTTTGGATCATTTTTTAATTTCCACCATTTAGCTTGGTTATATTTTTTATATGGTGGTTCTATATTACCGTTTTGTAAATCCCAACCATTAATTGCTGGTACAACATAAAATGGTGTATCAGTTTTCATTTTTAAGTCTTTAATTTTAACAGATATATCATGAGGTTCTGTTATTAAGCTTATAACGTATATAAAATCTATTGTCATTGTGTTGTATTATGTATGTTTAATATACTAATTTTAAATTAAGTATCCTAGTTGTTTTATAAAATGAGTGCTCCAAGCAAATAAACCATTTAAGTTTAATAATACTAAATTCCATTGTTTCCTAGATGCAGTTTGTATCATTACACATATAAAACCAATTATAAATAATTTAGGTTCTAATGTCCACTGTCCTGCTATTAAAAATGCTGCACCAAAATATCCTACACGTGAAGCAAATTTTTGATATGATGTTAGTTTATTAGTATAAGCTAGCATCTTAAGCATTTTAAATTTAATTGATTTTTGTTTTAGTCTCATTTATTCTAATTCAAAGTTTATATCTATATCATTTATATCATCAATAATTGGATAATAAGTATTTGATAAACGCTGATCTTCCATTAAGCATTTTTTACATATATGCTTTCGAGTTATAGTTGTTATTAATTCATCATAAAAAACTAATTCTTCCTCAAATTGAGAACCTAAATTAACTTTACTCCAATCAGCATTATTACCCCAAATATCATTTCTATGCACATCATTTATAATTGCATGTCTATCAATCTTCTTTTCCAACCATTCTAATAATGGTGATTTAGCAGCAAATACTACAGGCATATCTGTAGGTAGTGTGCACCACGAACAATTATTCTTCATACCAACCCTCATTTAAAGCATAGTCTTTGTCAATAAAATAACCAAAACTTAACAATACTCTGGGTTTGTCTTTTTCAACTTTTGTAGTATAATGATCATGTATTCCAGCTAAACATCTCCATACTTCATTTTCTTTAACCTTATACTCAATTTTATCTATTACTGGATTACCTCCTTTTAATGGTTTAGATATTAACACATTAAATCTAGTATGTATTACATCTCCTAAGTAATCATATGGTAAATCTTCATTTAGTGATTCATCTGGTCCTTCAACATTAAAATTAGCATCACTATGTTCATGTACTTGATGACCCTTTTGTGAATGACAAATTAAATAGCCATAATTAGGTTCAATTTGAGTACTCATAGGCAAGTCAAATTGTTTCATTATAACATCTCCTATTTCCATTAATTCTGAATATGGGAAGTTTGCTTCTAATAATTCGTCATCAGGCATATGTAAATAATCCCTAGCAACAACATGACCTCCATGTTCAGGTTCCTCTGTAATGTATTTTTTTCTATTGTCTTCATTTAAGATCCAATCTAATAAAGGTTGTGTTAATTTTTTGTCTAATATAAATTTAGTTTTCATAATTTGTTATTTATTAGTTCCTTCTCTTCCATTATATAACCAATAAGGGTTTTTATAGTCAATATCATAATCAAGTGATTTTATAAATGGAATTTTAGCTGTAAAATTTCCACTACATGATATTCTATCTACATTTGAACCATTTCTAGGTGTAAAGTGCAATATATCTCTACTAAAAATATATAAATGCCCTGCTGTTGAATTTATTTCATATAATATTCTATTCCTATCTAGGTTAGTTATAAATACTAAATTACCAGCGTTTTCAGGCATGTGAGGATAATATACAAATGATAACCCAGGTGAGTTTTCTTCTTCATGATTGTGAATCATAGTTTGTTCACCTGGTGGAACAATATGACCCCATATTTCACCTATTGAAAATGTATTAGAACCAAATATTGAGTCTACTACTTCTTGAGTAGCGTATTCCATCATTTCTAAGGATTCGTTTGATAAAGGTGTATCCTCATAAAATGTATGCTGTACATCAACTTCGCTTTGATTAGGTCTATCTTTACCAGTTGAATCTTTGGGGTTATTTCTTTGATCAATAATATCTTTTATTAAAGCATCATTGTCAACTTCTAATTTGTGTTGGGAATAATAAATCCCATTTATTAATTTAAACATCTATAACTGCGTCTTCTATAGTTTTACATAAATATATTCTATCATTCTGTCTTACTGCTCTATCACATCCTAAATATTCAACCCACATACCAATTAATTTTTGATTCATTTTATTACTATTTTTATCTGTAACAAAATAAGCAGGATTAAAATCTCTTACTACTTGTAGTAAGTCATCATTTATTTTTATTAAATTGTACTGATTGTTCATCTAATAATTGTTGTAACTGTTGTATTTCCATTTTAACCTTTACTGGTTGTGGTGAAACCCCTTTTAATAAAATTATTTTGTTTCTAATCTCTTTTATAGTCATCTTCTATTCTTATTATATCGTCCTCACCAAAGTAAGTCCCTGTTTGTACTTCAATAAATATTACTTCCTCATCCGTTTCGTTCCAAGCCCTATGCTTAGCTCCTAAAGGAATTGTTATTGACTCGCCAGGTGATCTAAATACTTTTTCATCATCTAATACAATTGTTAAATTTCCTGATACTATTGTCCAATTTTCTTTACGTTTATCATGATATTGGTATGATAATCTTTGACCTGGGTTTACTTTTATTTGTTTTACTTTACAATCATTATTATCAAGTAATACTGTGTATTCACCCCAAGGTCTTATTGCAAATTTATCAAATCCAAATGTGTTACTCATATTAAAATCCTAAATGTTTATCTCTACAAAATTCTAAATCAAATATTGTTGTTCTTGGGTCTAAATCTTTAATATTAAATGGATGTTCCCAACAATCTAAAGTTCTCCAACCTGGACCCCATTTTTTAAATAAATATTCAAAGTTTTTTTCATTTGAATAATTTAATCCATCCATCATTTCTTGACTATACTTTTTAGTATTCATTCCAGTCTCATAATATTCAGTACCTTCACCGTGATAATAATCGCGTTCTAAATTCCATACACGTTTCACTGGATTATTTTGTAAACGCATTATATAATCGCTATCCTCGCCGTAACATGGGTATAAATTTTCATCAAATAAACCATGACTTTGAACAACCCAATCTTTAATTAAAAATAAATCAAATGAACCTATTTTAAAATCACCTTCATTACCATGAACTAAACCTACAGTATCATCTTGAGCTGCATCATGCATTTCCTCTAAAAACCCTTCACTAAAACTAACATCATGGTTAGCTATAATCCAATAAGGCTCATTCATGTATGTTTTAATAATCATATTCCAACCAGCAGCACAACCAATATTATAAGGCATAGTTGCTAATTTAAAATTTTTAATAAACGGATGAGGTTTACTAATCATAGCATTGATATCATCATCTAATTCACCTTTGCCATTGTTATTAATTATTAAATAATTTTCTACTGGGTAGTCAACTGAATCAATTTGACGTTGTAACCATTTAGGCCCATTTAAAATTAGTACTCCTAATACAGGTATTGGTTTTTTACTCATGGTTATTTGGTATAATATCTTTATTTTGTTTTATCGTTTGAACTGTAATTAAATCTTTTAATTTTGTTGTTGACCAACCATGAGCTCTAGATGTGTAAACAATCTTTGGAGGTAAATCATCACCTGTAAATGGTTTACCAATATAATCTTCACCTAATATTCTAACATCAGGTTGAAAGTATTCAATTAAATCACGTAATTCCTCCTCAGTTTGATAAACAAATACTTCATCAATATAATGAATAGCCATTAATGCTCTATATCTTTCATATAAAGGTATTACTGGTTTGTATTTACTTTTTCTATGTAATGAAGGATCTTTTTGTAAAAATACAATAAAATGATCACAATGTTTTTTAGCATCCTCGAATGTATAAATGTATCCTGGATGTAGTAAATCAAAATTACCAGCTGTAAATCCTACTATTTTGTTTTCCATAACGCTTGAATTGCAATTAATACGGCACATAAAACTAAACTTACTAATGTTTTATTATTAATACCTTCTTTAAAAAAATAACTAACTAAAATGGAATATATTATCATTCCAATACTAAATCCTATAAATCGAGTTGGCCATAATAAACCATTAAACCCTTGAACTGTATATTTAGTTCCCCAAATATACAAAAATGATATTGGTAAACCACACAATGCAACTATAACTTCATTTCTTTGAAACCATTCCCATTTAAATTGTCCATTTAATTGAAAAAATACAAATAAATGTCCAATCGCAAACCACATCATACCCATTAATAATTTTTCTACCTGCATACTAATGTTTTTGATTATTATAAATTTCTTTAGCTGTATCTCCATAACCATAATCAATGATTATAGCTACAAATCCTATTCTAAGCATACAGCTAGTCCAAGGAGCTTCTTCACTCCAATCCCAAAAATCCCAGCTAATACCTAACACAAAACCATCATGAGGCCACTTAAAATTAACTGAAAATCCAAACCAATTATTCATTATAACATTAAATTTTTATTTTCTAAAAACATCCAAAAACGTTCAAGCCATAATTCAACTTTAACATCTTCTATTTTATCTTTTGCTCCATAACCATCAATACGTTTGTTAGCTACAAATGCAATTCCCATATCACAATAATCTCTTGCTTTATCTTTATCACCTTGTTTGTAATGTTCTTTTGCTTTAGTAAAGCAATGATGCAAAACCTGTTTTTCTATAACCATTATTTATTTTTTAAATTATTTAATAAAATATTCCCATATTAAAGCAAATGAAGATGCTACTACAAATGTAATAAAAGAATAATACATTACTTTCATAGTTCTATCTACCTTTTCAGGACTTCTACCTTGATTTGATCTGTATTGTCTTGTTTTAGGTTGTAATTCTTGATTTTGAAACTTTTCTAACAACCAACTTGATGATTGTACTTTTTTCCCTAATCCCCAAACTACATCTACTTCCATTGAATTACAATAATCAACTTCAGGTACGTTGCTTAATTTTTTAACTCTGTCTCCACCATTACCAAACGCCATGCTAATATTTTTACCTTTATATCTAAACTTACGTCTATACTGAAGGATTGCTTCATAAATACCATCACATACTGTTTCATCATCACCACCTCTAGGATTACATACAATAACATTAGATACATTTTTGATTCTAGACATAATATATTTACGTTCGTCTTCTTTCATAAATGCTTGGCCTTTTTTATTTCTAAGCCATTTATCATTGTTTAATATAACCCATACCTCATTACCTAACTTAGAAGCTTCTTCTATCATTTCAAGATGCCCCTTATGTACAGGATCAAAACCACCACTTACTAATATAACTTTATACTTCTTTTTCATACTATTGATTATAACTTTCTGCCCTTAAATTGTTTTGTTGTTCTTGAAAGTATTGTTTTGCTTCATGATATTTTTTATTGTCAATATCACCTACTTGGTCATTTATTGCTTTTAATAAACCTTCAATGTTTAATAATTCATCTTTAAAACCTTGCATATCAGTGTTTTGTTCATTTGATTGTAACCAATTTTGAACATAACCTAGGTTTTGGTTTACTTGACTTTTAGCAAATTCTCTCATTGCTAATTCTACAAATTGACCATAGTGAATTTTCTTATTCATGTAATCTATGTAATGATTAGTTGTTGCTATCATCAAATCAATTTCCCTTTGAATACTTAATTGTGCCATAATTTAATTTATTTATTGTTTACTATAATGTACGAAATTATATTTAATATTCCTAATAATTATTAGTAGTATTTTCAATTTTATCCATTTGAACATCATTAACTAATGAGTCAAGTTTTAACTTAGCACCCTTAATATTTTCTTCTTCTATGTCTAAAACTATATACATTAATCTGGTGTACAACGCTTCTTTTATTTCTTGATCCATTATGATAATGTTTTAATTAATTGGTTAATATCTTCTCTCGATTGCCATCCTTTAGCATCTCCTAAAAATTCCCCATCAGCATCAATAGCCATTACTTCAAATGAAGAAACATCTTTAGCATTATTAACTGCTGATCTAGCACCACCTTTAGATGTACTGTACATTCCACTACCTGCTACTACAGATAATTCAATACCACTATCTAACATTAATAATCCTTGAATGTGTCCTTTACCTAATCTGTGTTGTTTAAAAGTAATATCTTTAAATGTTTTCATAACCTTAATTGTTTTTGTACTTATTAATATACCGTGAATATACGAAAAAAAAATGCGGTAACCAAATGGATACCGCATTACTTTTAATTTATTTTAATATTTTTTATTTGAATCTATTAAAATGTTCTTTAAGCGATTCCATTTCACTTATGTTCTTTTCCTTTTTCATATTATCAACATAATCAGATGAACTTGTTTCATTAACTGATTCGTATTCTTTAAAATCAGCTACTACTTCGTCTTTATCATAAGCATCTACTTCACCACTAAATAAATCATCTTTATGTGTTCTAATATAATCTAAAGCTTCATCAGTGCCAACTGATAATTCGTCTCTAAGGATGTCAATTACATTTCTCATAGCCATTTTTCTATCATGATTAGAAGCTCTAACATTATACATTTTACCATCATCACCCATTTTAGTAATTCCTGGTTCAGTTGGGATTGGATCTGCTTCAGATATTTCATCAGCAAAATCTTCTACATCACCGTTTTCAGTATACATAGGTTTTGGGTTTGCTATTTCTTTATCTTCCTGGTTGTCTTCATTATCATTTGATGATGTTTCACCTCCATAATTTGTACCTTTAGCACTTGGACTTGATACTTTATCAACATTAACAACATCATTTTCAGGATCTTGATCAGTCACACCATAAGACTCTTCCATACCAGCTAATCTATCACCTTGCCTTTGATACCCAGCTAATTCAGCATGCATTTCATTATTTAAGTGATTAATTATATCTTCAGGAAAGAAATTATCTTCTTCTAATAAATCTGAATATATATCCATAAACGCATCTATAAATTTAGCTTTCATAGATCTGTCTAAAAAACTTTCAATACGTTCAGCTACGTCTCTATCAATTCTAGCTTCACTCATATCCCTAGCAGCTTTTTTATACTTAGTAGCATCACTACCATCTGTATCAGGTTTTTCATTACCTTTTCTATCAATACCCATTACTTCTTTTTTCATTGCTTTTTCTTTAGCCATCATAGCAAAGATTTTTTCCAATTTAAGTTGGTCATCACTAGTTAATTTATCAAAGCGTGCTTTTTCATCTGAAGACATTTCTTCAAATAGGTCTGTTAAGTTTAATGCCATTTTTTATTTTTTAGGTTTACGTCCTTGTCTTTTTTTACCTTTAGCTGCTTGAGCTACGTCACCTACCTGGTTACCTAATTCTTTAGCTGCTACAACAACGTCTTTTAATTCTTCTTTAATGTTTTTAGCTCTACGTTTTACTTCTTTAGCATGTGCCTTTACATCTTCAATTGTATCTTCTATCTCATCTGGAATGTAATCTCCATCTCTGTCATTGATTTTACCTTTCTTGTAAAACCCAAAATAATATACTGCTACTGCAGCTACTACTAATACTAAAATAACTAATAATTTAACCATGATCGTCTATTTTTAAATGTTTATTATAAATATATAACTTTAATTCAAATTATACTTCTGTTTATACTTATCAATAAATGACTTACCAGTACCTATTTCAAGCCATTCTGCTATTGCTGGAATGCCTGGAATCTTTTTAGCTGATAAGACATAATCAATATTTTTGTTAATTACCTTCATTTTTGTTTTAGCATTTGAACGATTAGATGTTTTAAATACTATTACTGTAGGCATGTTTCTAACATACATACGTTGATCAATTGTAGGTTTAGCTTGTTTTTCACCAGCTTTATATTTGTTTTCTACTTTCCAACACCCATTAGCTGATTTGCTTCTATCAAAGTACCATATTTGGTCTTCAGTTTCCTGAATCCATTTATCTAATACTACAGCTGGTTGTTCACTTGGTCTACCTCGTCTTTCTACCATTTTGTTTACCTCTTTTAGTTTTATATTCATTAATTGGCATGCTTATTGTGGAATGTAATCCACTATTGTCCCGTTTTTCTGCTACTATTTGTCTATATAGTGGGGATTCTAATTCACATCCATTATATCTTCTCATGCTTCATATGCTTTAGGTGATGGTAAACCAGAATAAGCGCAACTAGTATTACCATAATGTTTACTTAATAATTTAATTTTAACTTCCTCACTAATCTCATTAGTTTGGTATAACTGTTCTATTAACTCTACCATTTTTTACAAGCTTTAAGTGGTACTTGACATAATGTACCTTTATTTTTAATTAATGGGTTACCATTTGGTCTAAATCCAAATACAATTTTAACTTGATCTTCATATATTCTAATTCGATCACCTACTTTTATTTCAGACATATATCTAATGTTTTATTTAAATTAATTACATCTCTAATGTTAGCACACTTTTCATATTCTTCTGTTGATTCAAAATAATCAAGTAAATCCATAGCTATTTCTAATTCAGTTGCTTCTGGATCTGGAATTACTACCATGTCTTCTATTTCATCACTATCGCTTGGGATAATTTGTTCATCTATTCCCATAATCATATTATAACTTACATTCATTGCTCGGTCAAATAATTCTAGTTCTTTCATATTAAAATGGTAATGGTTCGTCCTTTTTTTCTTTAGGAATAAATGTTGGATCATCCAATTTACGATAATAAGTTGAGGCAAATGGTTGTTCACCTATTTCTTTAACAGTTACATCTTGAGAATGTCTTCTATTATCAATCGATAATCTTAAATCGTTAGCACGTTTTCTAGCCATATAATCATTATCAGCATAAACGTACATATCCATTTGTACTACATATCTTTTATTTTCTGCCATAACCTTTATTGTTTTTAATTAATATACCGTGAATATACGAACTCTATTTCGTATCTCCTAATTTTGTGCGCATTGCCTTTACATGCTTGCAATTACCACTTGATCTCCAATAACCAGGGCATGAACAATGGAATTTACCACTTTCAGGATAATACTTAGTTTTATATTCCCCCAAACCACTTCCACTCATATGAGTTTCTACTACTGGTTCTGGTTTAACATATGTTTTTGGTTTTGGTCTGTTCCACTTTATGTCATTTAAAGTAGTACCTTCAACTACTTCTTGCCATAGTGGCATTAAATAAGTTTTACCTTGAATAGTAGCTAATGTTGGTGGTATATGAGGGTGTTTATACTCGTATTGATATCTATTAGCAAATACAGATGGACCAAACCCATCACCAGGTATGCTTAATGCACCCTCAGTATGGATAATACGTTTTCTATAATTACCATGCTTGTTTAAATTACTAAATTCCCATAATGCCATAACCTTTATTTTTATTATTATACCGTGAATATACGACCTATTTATGCGGTATCCTAGTTTTTACGCATAAGTCTTAGTTAGGCCCTCCAACTGGGTTTAATGAGAATGGTTTATTATTTATTTGTTGTGTCGCATCTACCATATTTTTTCTATTCTGCATTATTTCTTCTACTTGATTTTCTGTCAAATATTCTAACCACAAATCATTATCACGATCATTTAACCTTTTATTATGAATTCCTGCTTTACAACTACAAAATACCCATTTATTTTCATAAAATAAATATTTTGATGTTTCTGTGCCTTCAGGTAATGATAAAGATTTTTCTAATGTATTTACTAATACACTATCATTATTAAAAATTGGGTCTATATTGCCTATAGGTTTATCTGAATAAACACAAGCGTATACAGCTCTAACTTTATTCGATGTATTTTGGGATGAACGGTGTACTGTATTTCCCTCTACAATTATTAAATCACCTGCTTGTGCTATTATTTCTTCCCATTCACCTGTTTCTATATTTTGACAACTAATAGGTCCAGATTCTTTAGTTTGATTTGTTAGTATCCACATAAAATTAATGGTTTTAAACTCTCCTTTAGCAGCAGCTAATGGATTAGGTCCATATTGGTTATCATTATGTTCTTCAAAACCAAAATTTTCACCAGGAAGTTTAACTACTACTTGATCATTAAAACAATAAAGCTGAGACGATTTAAATAATGGAGCAGAAATTTGTTGCATAAAAGGATGTAAATAAAATGCAATTAATTCTTCATCTAATTTACTAGCCATTTCAAGACCTCTCCAAATCTTACCTGTACCCCATTTTCTTGGTTCGCCTAACTTATCAATATATTTCTTTTTAAGATTAATACATTTTTTTCTACATTCAGATAATGCAGATGATGGAATTACATCTTTCATATGTAAATAACCTTGTTTATCAAATAACTCTACGTTTAATTTATTTTCCATTTTTAAATATTTAATTTATAACCTCCAAATTCTTTCATATATGAGGTAATTTTTACACCATTACCATCTGTTCTTGCTTTACCTGTCCTAAACCATTTTTTAACACTACCAGCACCTCCTAAATGAGCAGCAGCTAATAAACCTGATTCAGTAACTAATATACCATTAACTATTGTATTATCATATTTTTTAATATAACGTTTTAATTTTTTCTGGTTGTATATTAGGTTTTGTTGCATCGCATGTTCTTGCAATTCAGGGTTATTAATAAATTCTGCTCGTGATACATTTATTTTTAATGTTTTTAACGTTGATTTACCAAATTGATATTTACCCATGTAACCAAACCTATTTACTACATTATAATTATTGCTTGATTCCCTATGACCAATAGCATTTAAAAACTGTTGATGCGATACTAAATCTATCTCTACTTTAGATAATATTATTTCAGTTGAAGTTTTTACAATAGGCTCAGATTTTAATTGTACAAGCGGTACTATTTTAGCTCTATATGATTTAAATGCCATCATAAACAATATAGATAATATACAAACTATAAATTTAATTGTATTTTTCATATTAAAAATTTTTTAAAAAATCACCCTTAATTGGTCTTGATTTAAGTTTACTTGCCTTTTCATCATTTTTTAACATTTGAGTAGCTAATTTATCTAAATGCTTACTTTTTTGTTTATCATAATCATGAATTATAGCTGCATGTTTTTTGCTATAAGATTTATTTTTCTTCATATAAATTATTTATAAGCTAATGAACTCCATCCATTTAACCCTACGTGTTTATCAATTTTATACCCTTTATCTTCTAAATTTTTATATATATCTTGATTTTCAAGGTGTAAGTTTTCAAAGTATAACTTTTTTATATTGTATTTTTCAAAATTAATATTAGATATAATTTTATAATCATAACCTTCAGCATCAATAAATAATATATCAATATCAACTAAATTATATTTTTTAAATAAATCATTAATATTAATTGTTTTAACCATAAATGACCTAATTCCATCATTTGAATGGTAATGTTTTGGAACAATATGTTCTTTAATTATAGATGATACTTCATATCCAGGTTTATCATCAATATGATAATAAAATTTAATGTTTTTTCCTGTTTTTTCTTCAATAGCTAAATTTTCTATACTAATATTTTCAACCCAAGAATAATAATTTAATAGAGCTGTATTATGTAATTTTACTGGTTCTACTAATACTAATTTTGTTGGTTGTGTTTTACCTATTATTGAAGATAAATCATCATTTCCTCTATTAGCCCCTATTTGTATTATATTCATATTCGACTTATATATTTATTAACTTCATCTTCATCAGCATCATCAAGCCCTAATTCTTTTAATCGTTGTAAATGATAATCATCTACTTCCCACTCAACTTTATCTGTTGTTTTATATTGTTCAGTTTGTGTTTCAAGTTGTTTAATATCTTGTTTATTAAATATATCTCCAACTTGTAAAAAATAATGGTTGTAACATAGTAATTGAACATTATCTAAACTATAATTGTTACTATTTTTATCTTTAAAATGTAATAATAAAGGTGTTTTATAATCTAATACTCTTTTTTCATTAAATTTGCATACATTACATTCTTCTAATAAATATCCTTGTTCTATTAAAGCATATTTAAGTTTATTTGGGTTAAATGAAGATGCAGCTATTCTACCTTCAATTATTTCTAACATATGAGGCATTTTTTTAGGGCCTCTTAAAAATTTAGGTATGCCTTTACCTTGTTGGTTTTTATGACTTTCAAATAATTCATACATTTTAGCATATTTTTTATAATGCTGGTATGAAACGTGTAAGTACCTAGCTGCAGCCATATTAGATAATGTCTTACCTTGAGCCGCAACTATTTGTTCCTTACTTAAGAATTTCTTCTTATTTCCCATTTGAGTCTTTAATTACAACAGGACCGTGTAAATTTCTTTCACTATCCATATCTTGCATTTCAGCTTTACTAGTTTTAGGTAAATCTTTTAATGCTTTTTCATTATGTTGATATGATTTATATTGTTCATCATCCATAATTACAGTTTCAACCCAGGTATGATCGCCTTCACCCATTAAGACAGGTATACCGTGTTTCATACCTTCACCTTTACCATTTTCAGAACACGTTACACAAAAATTATAACCATATTGTGTTAACCTTAATTCTGGCATTTCACTTCCACAAGACCTGCAATCAATCATTTTGTATTTCATAGTTTGTTTTTTTTCTAATGTGAGCATAAATATATTAATTTTTATTTTCTGTTATATTATTTAAAATTATATTCTTCTATAGTTTTTTTATAAACTTTTTGCCATTTTTTTTCTGCTGCAACTACACAATCAGTTTGAATTACTTTTTCTCCCCATTCATCTATTCTATATAATTCATTATCATAGAATCTAACATAAACCTTTACATCTTCCCCATTATCTCTAATTAATTTATTAATTTTAGGGGATAATACTTTACAAGAATGTCCTATTTGGTATTTGTAATCATTCATTCTTCTATAAAAATCAATAGATTGACCTACCTTTATAACTTTATTTTTTAATACTAGAAAATAAACGGCTTTTCTTTTTCTTTTTGTACCTCTTATCCAATGATCCATCCTAAGTTTATTAGGGTTTTCATGAGCGTACATGCGATTAATTAATTTAAAACTTTTATGTATCATACTTCTCTTTTTTCTCCGTGAACAACTTTTACTGTTGGAAATCTTAAACTGATTCCACCTTTATCATTTTTAGTTTCTTCAAAGTATTGTACTGTAATAGTTTTACCTACAATTGAACCATCCATATATTGTAAACGTTGTTCTTGACTCCAACCACTACCAACTTTTACTCTATGGCCTTTATGTTCAATCCATACTTGAGCTAACATTTTAATTGTTTCTGATTTGCCATTTCTAACTACTTCGTGATTATCATTATCATAATCAACCACAACATACTCAGCATCATGGAATTTCTTTACTTTAAGTAAATTTTTAGTACGTTTGCCTTCATAACCAACATCTTTACGTATCATAAATCCTTCCCATTTTTTATCAGTTGCCATTTGACCCCACATATCAAAATGTCTACCATCTGTTATCTGGAATTGTTCTGTATAACGTAGAATATCAGTTGTAATAAATCTACCTGTTAGGAATCCTCTTAATGCACCTAATCTTTCACTTAGTTTAGGACCACCTTTATGATTATCAAAGTGAGGTTTATGAATCATATCAAATATCATATAAGCTGGGTTTTCAATTTGATGGTCTTTACGTCTTAATTGTTTCATTATGCCTTGAAAATCTTCATCTCCATTTTCATCAATTAAACAAATTTCACCATCAAACACAGTATTAATAATACCTGTTGCTTCAATAGCTTCTTTTACTTTATTTAATGTAGTTAATTCTTTACCCATTCTAGAATAAAGTGTACATTCACCTTCATAATTAACAACTGCTAAACATCTAATACCATCTAATTTTCTACTAGCATACCAACTATCATTCCAATCACATTTATCATCATATTCTTTAGCTAATGCAACTTTAAATGTTGGAATTAATCCAGGTACTGCTTTATTTATTATTGAATCACCAGCCCTAATACCTAAATCTTTATCTATAATTTTATAAATAATAGGGTCATGTTTAAATTTAGCAAAACCATTTACTAAAGCTATAGCATCATGTCCTGTTACTTCTCTACTAGTTAATTTATCTAATAGTTCATATAATGCTAAATCTGAAGATTCATCAATTATATCTTGTTTTTTAATACAAGTTTTACTTGTAACATAGTATTGTTTAAATGGGTTATAAGTGTATTCTAGTAATCTATGAATGTCACTACTTGCATTTTTAATAATTTCAATTTTTTCAGTGGCACTACTAGTAGCACGCATTTCTTCTATAAATTTAAAGTATTCTAACATTTTATTTAGTTTTTCTTTCATATTTCTTTATTATTCAACAATTTCTACTTCAGCCCATGCTGCTAAATGAACTACTTCATTATTATTATTAGTACAGTAACTATACATTCCATCTACATGGCTAAAATTTAATACTTCTTGCTCCTCAATAATTGGAGCAGCGGGAGGTATTTTAATATCTCCCACTACTCTAATTTTACTATTTCTAGGTACATCGTATAACTTCATATTATTTAGTTTTTTGGTTATTAAATCTTTCCATTAATGCTTCAGTAGTTTCAACTACAGCATCATACTTTTTATGTAATCTTTCTTTTTCCATTTCATCACCATAACCTAAAGTAAAACTAACTTCACTACCCGATTCAAATTTAACTTTAACAATTGGAAATGAAGAATAAGATCTTCTATAATAATCTGTACCTACAACAACCTCAGCTTTAGGATATAATTCCTCATATTTAGCAACTATAATATCTAAGGCAATTGCTTGTTTTTTAGTATGTGCTAATTCATTTATTTTACGCTCATTGTGTTCTTTAAATTTAGTATATAATGAACTTGGAATATAATATCTATACTGCTCAGTAATACTAGTACACATTAATTTATTACCATCTCTACTTACACTAGCCTTATATTTTTTCATTTCACCTTCATGAATACAATTAGTAATTAAATGAACATTACCTACAGCATTCATATAAGTAACTTCTTTAGTAAAATTTGTATTATTATATGAATAACCAAATTCTCTTTCTTGAGTTACTTCAAAAACTTCAAAATTACATTTATAATCTCTATTTTGAACAAAACCTGCTCTATCTAACATTAACGCTATTGTGTTAACCTCATCTTGAGCTTCAACTGCTCTTTTAGCTTGTTTTTCAATCCAAGTAGCAACTTCTTGCTCTTGCTTAGTTGTTAATAATACTCCTTGAAATAAATCTAATTGTGAATTTGAATTTGACATAACCTTTATTTTTATGTTGACTTAATTATCAACAGTATAAATATACGACCTTTTTATGCGGTAGCCAAATTTTTATGCGGGAGTCTTTAAAGTACTGCGCGGCCTTTCATTTTTTCCCAGTCTCTATTATTCCTAACTGCATCGTTAGTCATTTGAGCTGCTTTTAAAACATGATTAAGTGAGCCTTTTTCTTTAGACATTTGAATAATTGCTGCTAAATCTTTAGGAAAACAATGACCTCCATAACCAAAATCACCATCTGGTCCTGGAACTCCCCAATGTGAATCTCCTAATCTTGGATCTAATGTAGCCATTTCAATTATTTTATCATAATCTAATTCTAATTCTTCACATAATTTATAGATCTCATTAGCAAATGATACCTTAGTCGCTAAAAATGTATTTGTAACATATTTTACTAACTCAGCACTTTTAGCATCAGTTTTAATTATTCTAGGGGTTTTTCTAAATACTGCTGAGAATATTTGTTTAATTTTAGTTGTTGATTTTAATGAACCACCTAATAATAATCTACTTTGATTTTCAAAATCATCAACAGCATTTGCTTCAGTTAAAAACTCTGGATTAAATACTATGTCTATATTTTTATATTTACTATTGAATTCATCTGTTGCCCCTGGTATTATAGTTGACTTAATTACAACTATTCTTTCAGTATCTGTATATTCATTAATTTGAGATAATACATCTTCAATAATATCTAAATTGCAACTACCATTTTGATTCATAGGTGTTGGTAAGCATACAAATACTATTTTACATCTGCTAACTGTTTCATCAAAAGTTGAATTACATAATTTATCATTTAAATCATAAGTAAATACTTTATAATACTTACTTAATTTTTGGTAAATAGCATTACCAACAAAACCTTGTCCTATTATTCCTATATTCATAATTTTATTTTTATTTTTTCCAAAAGCTATATATTCCTTTATCTATTTCGTAGTTATCCCATATAAACCTATCTCTCATAGGTTGAGCTTTAGCCCATTCCCACATTTTAGTTAATCCTTCTTTTAAATTAGTTTTGTGCTCAAAACCTAATATGTCGATTGATTTTTGAAAAGTAGGAACAGCATGTTTAACTTCATGTCTGCCTTCTAAATGTTCTACTTCACCTTTACCTACTATTTCTTGTAATACCTTAGCACATTCATTAATACTATATTCATGTATTCCACCTAAATTAATTATTTCCTTTGATGCTTTAGGTTCAAAATGTGCATTCCATAATGGTTCTATCGAATCATCAATATAACTAAATGCTCTAGTTTGTTCACCATCTCCAAATACAGTAATTGGTTTATCATTAAGTAAATAATACATCCAAATACCTAATACATTTCTGTACTTATCCCAAATATTTTGTTTTGAACCATATACATTATGTGGTCTGATAATAGTATAATCTAATCCATGTTGTTCGTTTGCTATCTCAATATCCATTTCACAAGCCATTTTAGCAATACCATAAGGATCTATTGGGTTTCTTCTCATATCTTCATGAAATATACCACCTTCACCATGACCATAAACAGCCATTGTAGACGTAAATACCAATCTTTTAACGTCATTCTTTATACACTCATTAACTATGCGTGCTGTTGCTTTTAAATTGTTATCATAGTTGTAAGAACGTATAAAAGGCGATAATCCTTCAGCAGCATATGCAGCAAAATGATATACGTAATCTATTTTATGTGCTTCAAATATATTTTCAATTGGATGGTTAACTAAATCCATTTGCCAAAATTTAACATCTGGGTGTACGTTTTCTTTATAACCACCACTTAAATCATCTACACCTATTACTGTGTATCCAGGTTTATTTTCTATAATCCAATCTGCTAATCTACTACCTAGTAGACCTGCTACTCCTGTTATTAATATATTCTTATTCATATTTTATTCCTTTAATTGTTTGTCCGTTTTTTGGATTATGTGATAAATTATTAAATAATTGTGGTGACATACCCCATTTATACATAAATAATTGAGCTGCTGGTTGTTCAGTTGATTTAAACATTTCACCTTCTTTACCATTTTTAGTAGCTGTACTCCCAAAATGATATAAACACGCTTCATGTGTTCTTTTAAAAACTATTCCGTTTAAATCTAATTTTAAAAAGAAATCCCAATCACATATAAAAGGTGATTTATAGAGAGTATCAAATCCACCTACAATCATATAATCTTTTTTATACATTGCAAATGGAAATATACCTCCATCATCTGTTAAGTGATTTTGCTTTATAGTCATTTCATGTTCAATAAACTCTTTATAATCAAATTCCTCAGGTGTACGGCCAAAATCTTTAACTTGAAAATTAAATATACCTGGTCCTGTTGGTTCAATTTGATTTAATGTCCATACTTCTCCTTGTGGTACTTTAGAAGCTACTATATCCCATTTAGTACAAAATACATTATCATCATTTACAATAACTATTTTTTCGTTAGTAGCATTCATTACAGCTAAATTAAGGGCTGATTGCATACCTTGATTTAAACCTAAATCTAATACTTTTATATTATCCTTATACTTATCTAATACTTCTTTACTTTCTTCAATAAAACCATCTACTGCAACAATAATTTCGTTATCATTCCATTGTTGTTCAATGGCAGATTTAAGACATAGGTCTAAATATTTTGGGTTTCTGTATGTTGGTATAATTAAACTTATCATATTTTATTCCAATCTGTTAATGGTGATAACCAAGCTGATTCACAATGTGTTGAATAACCAGGAATTGAACTCATAACACCTATTTTCTTTGTTTGAATTAATTCTTGAAAAAATCCATATGAATCTGTTATTCTATTTTGAGCATATTTACTTAATAAATCTTTATCTAATTTTAATCTTTCACAAGTAGAAGCAAATGACATAACTGTACTATTTGTTAGTTTCCAATGTACGGACTTTGTTTTAATTAACCTAGTAACTTCACCTTTTTGTTCAATATGCTTATTTCCACCATTTACAGCATTAATATATTTATCTGGGTGATCATATAGTGTTATGTAAGATTGAGGGTATGTTGATAATCCTTCTTTAATTAATTTAAGTGAATTAGGTTTATGTAAAAAATCATCTTCTAAAAGATAAATAATATCATCATCTTGGTTTTCATTTAAAGCTAAATTTAAAGCATCTAAAAATGTTTTTGAACCAGTACCATTTTTTACTTCAACTAATTTTAAACCTTTATCTAAAACAAACTGTTTTGTTTCACTATTTAAAGTATCTCCTATAATTGTTATATTATCAACCCCAAATTCCTTAATACAATTTTCTAAACAGTGTTGTTTAGTAGCATTTTGTATTTTTTTCTTAGACATACCTGCTTCAAAATTAGATAGTCTATAATATACACTAACTTTTTGGTCTATCAATTCATCAAATAAACTCATAATTTTATATTTTATCAAAAATTAATTCTAAATCTTTATCTACAAACACATATTTAACATTTCTAACTGTATTTGCTCTAGGTGATTTATAAGGGCAAAGTACTATAGATTCTGTTGTTTTTGCAACGGCATCACTTATACCTGCTTGATAACTTATATTAAATTCTGCCCTTGCTTTTATACACAATTGTTCTCTAATGGTTAATCCCATCCTTGCAAAATTATATCTTACAGGAAATATTTCATCCCATTCTGTACCTTCTAAATCAAAATCACTATAGTAATATACGGGAGTATCTTTAAATTTCCTAGCTTCTTTTAATAAGTTTTTATCATCCCACCTTCCTTTTAATTTTTCTATACGTGAAGAAAGTAATAAACATCCATATTTTTCTTTACCAGTTACATATTTTGCAGCATCTGCTTCTTCTTGAGTAAAATATAAAGATGGTCTGGAGTCTATTTTATTTAAATCATCTATTGTAAAACCAAACCTAAGTAATACTTGTTCTGCAATTGGTAAATTTGAATCTGGAGCGAACCAACATCTATCATGATCAGTAAATATTTGTTTAATTTCACCTGGGTCAAATAGATAATCTATATGAGGATTATTTTTAAATATTATATCAAAATTATCTATAGCGTTGTGGTGTTTAGAATAATTCCATCTATTTAAAATAGGCCCTAATAGTTCTATAAACCATTTTCTAGATGGAAAAGCAACTTTTATTTTTGGGTATTTTTTCTTTAATGCTTCAGGAAGACCACTTATTACTGCCCAGTCACCAATTGAAAAATCCATTCTAGTAAAACAAAACCATCCATCATAATCTTCAGGTAATGTATTAAGCATTCCTTCTTCAATAAATGAATGAGGCCATCCTAAATGATCAGTTTCATTTTGTGATAATTTATCGTTTTCTATTATAAATTGTTTCATTAATAGTCGTAATTAAACCTTAGTATATCTTCTCTATATATTTCTCCTACCATATTAATCATATCGTCATCGTACATATTTTTATAATGTATTTCTGTTGATGATACGTTTTTTGTAGATAAATTATAACTATGGATTATGTTAGTATCTCCTGTTACTTCAGCAAGATGGTAAACTGTTTCTTTAAAATTTTCAAACCTACCTACATGATCAACTAAAATCTCTTCAGTTTCATAATCAACAATATAAGGAAATTGATACGTTGTAAAAGGCATATTCATATATCTTTTAAAACCTAAATCTTCATCATATCTGTAGATTAGCCTCCCACTAAATGGGTTTATTTGTTTTGAATTAAAAATTACTTCTACATATTCTTTAAATGAGTTTGCTATTGATCTATTATCTCTTTGACCTTGTAAAGCATTTACATTCTTTTTGTGTTGTTGTCTAACGTGATCTTCACTTAATAATAGTTGTTGTTCTATAATTTGTGGGTTGTATGGTTGTAAAAGATTAGGTGTTGGTGATTTAATTACAAAATCATTGAAACCCCATTTAGTATATTTATAACCTGACCATAAAATATCCCATGGATTTCTAACTACAGCAAATTTATAGTAACTATTCCATTCTTTTTCTTCCCCTTCATTTTTAAACCATTCTCTTAATCTCCATGCACTATGATGACCAAAATTATTATAATGTTGAACATCACCATAAACATAATGTTTTAAAGATATACCCCCAGTTTTTGGAATATGAACATGAAATATATTTGAATTAGACTTATTTTTAGAAAATGATCTTTTTAAAGGTTGAGTTTTTAACCATGTAAGCCAATCTTCTTTTTTATTAAATATCATAGCCGTTTTGGCAAAATCTTTATTAAATTTTTCTGTTTCATCTCTTTTAAATTGAGGAAAATTAGCAGAATGATATTGGGTAGTTTCTTCGTTCATTTACCATCCTTTTTTAATTAAATCAACAATATATTCTCTTGATTCTTGATCAACCCAATAACCTACGGGGATGCATAACATAGTTTTTACAGCCTCATCTACACCTGGTAAATGTGATTTAAATTGTTGTGTACAAGTATGTAAATCATTTCTTTCATGTACTCTAGAAGATTTAACACCATTTTCACCTAAATACCTCATTAAATCATCTCTTCGTTCAGCATGTAATGAATATAACCAATATGCTGGGTCTGCACAATCAAATTCATTAATTAAAGTAATACCATCAACCCCTTTAAGGTTTTCTTTATAAAATTGACCATTTGACTTATTAGAATTAACTATATAATCAGCATGTTCTAAATTACTTCTACCTATAGCTGCACTTATATCATTCATATGATACTTATAACCTGCTTCTTCAACATCAGCTTCACACCTAAAATCAGCTCTATTACCTGCATCTCTATCTATACCATACCATCTTAAAGTATTAAATGATTTAGTTGAACTAGCATAAGGGCTAGAGATAAATCCTCCATCACCTGAGGTTATATGTTTTATAGCTTGTAAACTAAAAGTACCAAAATTGCCTGTAAAGCCAATTTTTTTATCTTTCCATGTTGATCCAAATGAATGAGCACAATCTTCTATTATTATAACTTTTCTACCATATTTTTCTGTAGCTGTATCAGTTATTTCTTTTAATCTATCTAAGTCAATAGGATTTCCACCCCAATGTACTACAGTAATTATACGAGTATGTTCATTAATTTTATTTTCTAAATCATCTAATGACATATTTAATGTCTTAGGATCAGTATCAACCCATTTAAGATTTAATCCAGAATTAATAATAGGCCAATTTGTAGCTGTACAAGTTAAAGCCGTGGTTAATACTTCATCTGTTGGTTTTAATGCATCCCATTTACAAGAGGTAAAAGCAATTCCTTGGTAAAGATTTTCCAGTAGGGTTCTATCTTTTTTGAAGTAATGATATAATAAATGTTCTGCTGATGTTGCTGAATTTACAGTTGATATATTATAAGCTTCATCCGCTTCAAAAAATCTTCTTAACTCAGATTCAAATTTTTTAACTTGGGGTCCTTCTCCTATAAAACCACTATTAATAACTTCACCTGCCCTTTTAGCTGCATCCTTAGACATAAATACTTTAAATAATGGAATTTCTTTTTTCATTTACAACGTGTTATAATAATTATTTTGTTCTTCTTGTTTTTTTATTGTCTTAGGATGATATAAAGCTAATTCAGGCATACCAGGTAATAAAGCATATGTTTCAAAACCTTCTAATACTTCATGTACTTTATTTTTCCATTTAATTTCAGGTTTATTTTTCCAAATTCTCCACTGATAATCAGGCCAATTAACTCTATCTTGAGAGTCAACATTCCACCTCCATTTTTCAATATGTTCAGTAGTTAAACCTGAAACGGTATTAACCCTAGGTACTAAATAAACTTCATTATCTGGGTTTCCTTCAAGTATTTGAGGTAATTTTTCAATTAATATTTCATGAGGTAATTCATCAGCATCAATTTGAAATATATAATCACCAGTACATAACTCAGTTAATTGATTTTTCCAATCTGCAAAATGATGTTTGAAAGTTTTTGCATGATAACTACAACAATCATCACCTTTTAATTCACTAACACGTTGCCATACTTCAGGTGTACCTTTTTTCTTGTCAAATAAAACAACTATTTCATCTTCTTTACGTTTAGCTTTTATAAGAAAATTTAATAATCTAGTTATTTCTTCTAACTCATTACAAACTGTTATTGCATAACTTATCTTCATATCTATTCTGGTAGTATTCCAATATACGAAAGAGCATCTATATAATCACGTTCTTTAAAGTATTGAATTGTGGACATATCTGCTCTATGTGATTGACCTTTATATTTTTCTCTATCTTCTTCAGGTATTTCAACTGCTTTGACAGCTCCCCAAGCCCAATTATCTTTATCTGGTCCTGAAGCAAATAACATTCCTTGTTCTGGTAAGTTAATTGTGTTAGGGAGCCAAATAAGATCAGTTTTTGGGTCTTTCCAAGCTAAATCTTTATAAATTTCAGGTAAAAATTCTATTTGTTCATTATAAAATTCACTTCCTTCTTTCATAAGAGTATTAGTCCAAAAACCACAAGACAAACTCATATAATTAGTTATTTCTTTATTTATTTCTATTCTGTAACATAGATCACCACCTGATTTAGGGCAATCTACTATTTCATCGTATTTCATATTATTTTAATTTTGGTAATTGTACATCAGTATTAAATTTAATGTCAGTAGGCATTGATAAATCCATTTTTTTAGCAAACTTTGGTAAATTTGAATCTAAAATATTACCTACTAATTCTTTCATATGGTCAAAACTAAAATTAGTTTTAACGTAATGACCTTGTTGTTTAGCTTTACCTACTAATGATTTATATTTTTCATATACATTTTTAAATACTCTACTCATTTGCGTTACATCAGGTGCAAACCATGATGTTTGAGGTAATAACCATTTATTAGCAGCACTTTGGTGTACTGGCTCTAATTTTCCAGGAATTAAAATAGTATAATCTGGGTTTAGAAAATCTAATTGTCCTGACCAACCTGAAGCTATAATAGGTTTTTTAGATAATCCAAATTCTAATAACGGTCTACCAAATCCTTCCCCTTTATTAAAACTAACCATTGCTTTTACTTTAGGATGATTATATAATTCATTCATTTCAGAATTACTAAAATCTCCATTTAATAAATAAACATTTGGTAATGTTCTAGCTCCTTTAACTTGATTTCGTATACCTTTTATTTTTTCTAAAATACTATCTCTACTCATATAATTTTCTACACCTTCAGATGTTTTTAAAATTAAAGCAGGTGGACTTTTTTTATTTTTAAATGTTTCAAAAAATATTTTAATAGTTTGACCTATATTTTTTCTATCATGACCTAAATCACCTTGCATCCACATACCAACAAATAAATAACAAAATTGTTCTTTAATTTTACTTAAATCTAATTTTACTTCACTAGAAGGTAAATGTTTATAAACATCTAAATCTGCACCTTCAAATACAACGTGTATAGGTTTAGTTGATTTAATTTTCCCTACTACTTTATTAGTTTGTTTATCTCTCTTATCAAATGTAACATCTTGAAATACCTTTTGGCTATGTTTAGATGAAACCCAATTCATGTTCATTCTATTTAAACCTTCAACCCATGAACCATCACAACCTGTACTTTCAATACCAGCTGTACATCCAATATTATATGTTCCTACTGGTTGGAATTCACTTGGAATTGTAATTTGCATCCATATGTCAGCTTTTTCACCTTTAGGTATATTAGGTACCGATAATGCTTGTAAAAACTTAAATTTAGGATGTTCATCACAAAACCCTAAAGTACAGTCTCCCCACCTTTGGCTTAATAACTTAACATCATATTTGTCTAGTTCTATAATTGCTTTAATGATATCTCTAGCTCTTGCTCCATAACCACTGTAAGTGTCAAATGGTGAACTTATATAAAAACTTGGTTTATTCATTAGTATAATAATTTATGGTTTAAAAATTTACCTTTATATTCATTAGTGTTAATAATTTGATGTTCAGTTTTTGGTTTCCATGTTGAAAATAATTCTTCCATAGAATCCATAAACCTTTCAGCTTGATGTTTATGTGTAAACCCAGCTTCATCACTAATTGCCCATTTTCTTCCTTTATAACCCCTTTCTTTTCTCTCTTTAGGGTCCATGTTATAAATTTCTAATATTCTTTCAGTTGCATCTTCCCATTTACATCTATCATCAAAAATATAAGGTGTTGGAGGAGATCCTTGCATTGATCTACTTGTTGGATATACTGGAAATGCCCATTCACCATGTTCTTTATATGTACCTCTATGATTAGAAGGCACATCAGCACTTGGTGTAAACCATTCCCCTTTATCATCAACAAATCTCATTTGATCTTGCATACCACCTGTTGTATTAGCTATAATTGGAGTACCTGATAGTATAGCTTCAGTAAGTGTTAATCCCCAACCTTCATTTGATGTTAATAATATTTGAGCGTCAGCTATATTATATAAATAATTTAATTCATGTGGTGGTAATTTAGCAGTTGAAAATACAATACACTCTTTATATTTTTCATCAAATAATAGTTCTGAAACTTTAACTAAATTAGTACCATGATCTGATGAAGGTTCAGTATGTAAAATAAATCTACATTTTTTAGCCTTTTCTAATGGTAAAGAATCTAAAAATCCTCTAAAAGCTAGTAAACTATCTGGTATTTGTTTTCTTCTTATGTTTCTTGAGTTAAAGAATAATGTAAACTCAACACCAGCATTACCTTGTACTTTATTTTTAAATTCTAGGTATTTATCATAATCCTTATCTAATTCTGTTATAGGTCTAAATATATCTGAATTTAAACCATGAGGGACATAATTACAAATTCTATCTTCAATATCATCACCTAATACTGTTTTATTAATAAAAACAGTTTGTTTAGATATACCCATTAATAAATCACATGATTGATAAAATGGTTTATTATATAATGGAGCTGGTAAATCATCCCAAATATTTAAATAAGTAATTGGTATTTTTCTCCTAATTTCTCTTTCCATTTTAAATATGTGATGGAAATATCTTGGATCTGTAATAAGTAATACTGCATCGGGTTTTTCTCTTAAGAATATTTGTCTAAAAATATTTCCATCACCATAACCATCTACAGGATATAACATAACAGAAGCATCATCTATTCCTGCAAGTTTACCTACATCAGCACTCATATCTAATGCTTTACCTTTATCTGGATGTTTAATGGAACCTGCAATTTGGCACCAATTATAACGATGAGCTGTATGTATTACAATTTCTTTACCTACTGTTGCTACACCAGAATGTACTCTAATATCATCTGTGATTAATAATATTTTCTTCCTTTTGTCTTTAGGAAGATATTCAAAACTTTTATTCATCTAATTTTAATTTTTATAATTCGAGATTCGTTTGACTTGTAATTTGTTTTCTAAAATCTTCATCTGTAAGATATAAATAAATAGATCTATCTGCTAATTTTTGGAATGAGAATTTTCTTTTTACACACTCAATCTTAAAATTTTCGAATAAATCTGCTTGAACTTTAACACTCGTTAGTGTCATTTTGTTTGGATTTGCCATAATTTAATTTTTAATAACGTTATATTTGTCTATACGTATATGAATATTCCTCAATCTACAAAAAATCTAAACCTGCTCCACACAATTCTTCTTCCTCTTTAAAAGGACAAAAATTACACGTCCATTTTGAAGGTGTTTTTGGATAAGTTACATCTTTTATATCTCCATTGGAGTTAAAACATTCATGTATAAAGTCTTGAATTGCACTTCTCGCTCTGCCTAATTTAATTTTTCCGCTTGGAGGAGTAAATTGTTGGACTCTATATGCTTGATAAGGTGACATTATATTTTCATCATCCATATCTAACACTTTTCTTTTAACTATCATAAACTCAATTTCAATTTTTTCTAATGGTACTCCATATTGTTCAGAGAAATATTGTTTATATAATAATAGTTGGAATTGTTTATCTTCATCTTTTTTAGCATAATCATTCCAACCTTTAGTACTTGTCTTTATGTCGATTATCTTAAAGGTATCTGTTGTTTCACAATATGTTACAACATCTAGATACCCCATGTATAATACGTTACTATACATTTTATTTGGCGCTATTACAATAGGTACTTCACAACCTACTAAATATGTGCCTTTCTTACTAAAATACCTGCTACGTTTTTTCTTAAACCACTCTAATATTGCTATACCATCTTCAAAAAATTCTCTCATTTCTAATGCATCTGAGAAGTGGGAATCATTATTCTTTTTATATTGTGCTTGATATTCACTAATATATCTACCTTGAAAATCTTCTTTTAGATCAATATCTCTATTAGCAGCAGCAAATGAATTTTCAAAAGCATAATCTAGATAATACTGTATTGATTCATGCATAGCTGTACCAAATACAGTATGAATAGAAGATGTAAATCTTTTAATTTTATCCTTATATTGGAGTTTCCAACGATGAGGACAACCTCTAAAAATAGACATTTGGGAATAACTAACATTCTTCTGATATGCAAAATTAATTGGAGCAGGAGGATTGTTTTTTATTTCCTTTACAATGTTCGGGATTTTTCTAGCCAAAACTTATATTTTTTAGGGAGATATTTATTATCTTTAATAGGTAATTGATAAAAATAATTATTTTCTTCCCTTTCAGGAAATATATCTTTTCCTTCAGTTATTAAGCTCCTAATCTTTTTAGGATCTTTAATTTCATTTGTATTAAATTCTTGATGTGCGTATGATTCTAGTTTTTCAATTATTTTGTCTTCAGTCATAAAAAATGTAAGGTGCCAACCTCCTTCTAAAACAGCATACCATTCTGCATGTCTAATTTCAGACATAGATAGTTTATCTTTAAACATTGTTTCATAATGGAATACTTTACATTTAGTAGACTTCATTGGGTCCTTTAATGCATTTAATCTGGTAGTTAAATTATAATAGTACCAATCCATGCACATTCCAACTGAACCATAAGGTACAGAAGTTTTTTTAAATTGATTTATAGTATCTATATCAGGTATTTCGTCTAAGTCTGATAGTATTACTATATCAAGAGGTTTTAAGGATAAATGACTTAATGGAGTTTTTATAGCGTTTCTTTGATATTCTTCTCTAAACCAATCGTGTTTGCTATCTTTACCTCTAGGTAAATCATCTACTACATAATAATAAATTTTATGTAACCATTTTTTAAACCTTTTTTTATTTTTTAAAAAATTTAATGGTTTTGGAGATCCTGAGTGTGTTTGAGTTGCTTCAACTAAGATAAAAGTATCTACTACATCATCTAATTCCATTAATCGGAATTCAAGCATATCTAATTCATTATAAAAAGTAAAACAATCTACAACCTTTTTATCTTTAGAATTATTTTTTTCAATTTCATCATATTTCTCCTTACCCATTTTATTTTTTCCATTTATCACGACCTACTAAAAGACCAATTATTCCATAATTAGCAATGTCGATAAATGTATCTTCCATGCCTTCACCTTTAACAAATGATCTACCATTAATTAATAAGTTTTTAAGACGTGAAATCTTATCTGTAAGTCTAATACATAACCCAGTAAGTGAAAATGTTTTATCCTCTTTATTATTAAGGATATCTCCACCTAATGCTATATTATTTAAACCATAATCCATATGTTTGCGAGCAAACATTTCATACATTTCTTTTTGAATTTGTTTAAATTCTTTAGATAAATCTGGGTATTCTTCCTCAAAAATAGTAATTGTTTGATTTACTTCATCATCAATAAATTCTTCTATTTTCTTTTTTCCACTTTTAGCATTACTAATTTCTCTACTACTCATAACTTTTTCTATTTCTTTTGCATTATTACCAAAATGACCTACATTTTCAAAATACTTTTTTATTGAATCACCCATTGATTTGTTGTTCTAAGGAAAAATATTTTTCAATTGTTGCTAATCTATCATCAGCATCAACTAACATAGCAAGTGCTTCTTCAGCATTTTTGTAAAAATCTTCTGTTGTGTGGTCTCCAATTCCAACTGCTCTATCACCTAATAATTCAAGTGATAACAGTGCTTTTGCTTTATCTGCTAATGCAGATGTACGTAACATTTCTATTAATTTAATCATTTTATTATTGTTTTTATTTCTTTGTTATTTAATCCTATTGACATCAATATACGACCTATTTCATCAGTATCCAAAAATTCTAAATATTCTTTTGTTTCTTTTGATGAACATTCCCAATATGATGATAAATGTTCTACTAAATCTTTATTTGATTGTTTTACTTTAGATTTAATATATTTACTCCATTTATTATTTTTAGGAATATACTCTCTATAAACAGAATATATTTCTTTCTTATTTTGTGGGTTTATTATTTGAACAAAATTAACTATATCTAAAAAATCAGGATTCATAGACAAAAATCTATGTACCATATAACTATTCCATAACTCCCAATCTTTATCAGAGAAGGAGTTGGGATCAGCTTTAGTTGAGTTGATTTGTTTTAACCAATCCCAAATGTTCTTCATTATTTAGAATCTATAGCACCTGTTAGTAGTATACTTTCTTCTGCTAATTCTTCTCTTAGCTCTAATGGAACACCATCTGCTACTATTTTTTTAGTATAAGGATCAATAAATACTGGAATTGGCATTACTGCATCACTATCAGTACCTGTGATAAATTTACTAATTTTTCTTAGAATGACTCCTGATTCAAATACATTTTTACCTTTTGAATTTAAAAGACCTTCTGTAGTTGTTAAATCGACATTCATTTGTGGTTGTTGACCACCTGGATTACCTTGTTTCATTTTTTTCTTATTTTTAATTAATTTCACTTTATTTATTATTTATTATATTCTGGATTAAACTCATTACATTAATTTCTTTATCAATTCTAAAATTGGCTTGGTATAAATGCTCGTTAACTAAAATAGCAACTGTACCTTCTTTGCCTGGTATGTACTTGGAAGCATTTTCATATAAAAATCGAAATAATTCATCAAAATCATCTACATTTGCATCAGCAATAATTTGTCTAATTTTAGTAAATGATGATTTAGGTTTTTCAAGTTCTTTAATTATAGAGGTCATATAGCTAGTACTTACAAGCAAAGAATCATCCAATGTTAATTTGTTCTTATTAGTGCTTGCTTGGATAGTATTAAGCATTTTACGTAAGTCCGGATAGAACTTATTTACAATTTTACCAATGGCTTTAGGTTCATAACTTATGCTTTCCTTATCACAAATACTAGCTAAATGTACAGCGACCTCTTTTTTAGTAGGTGGAACAACTTTAATTGTTTGGCACCTAGATTGTAAGGGATCTATAATCCTTTCTACATAATTACAAGTTAAAATAAATCTTGTAGTTCTAGAAAAAGTTTCTATTATGTTTCGGAGCGACGCTTGCGCTTGAATCGTGAGAAAATCCGCCTCGTCCAAGATAACAACCTTGAGGGGCTTAAATGAAGCAACCGATGCGAAACTAGAGACTTTATCCCTAATAGTTTCGATCCCACGCTCGTCAGAAGCGTTAATATAAATGTGATCACAATCTAAGTTTTTAATTATTAATTTTGCTAATGTTGTTTTACCTGTACCTGCAGGACCATAAAATAAATAATTTTGGATATCATTATTATATAATTGGGATGCAATAGAGGATTTTAAACTATCATTACCAACATAATCCTTTAATTTTACTGGCCTATATTTTTCGTTTAATAAACTATTTTTTCTAATATTCTCCATATATAGAAAACTTTTGTATTGGTTCAGGTTTAATTTCTTCTTTAGTTGTAGATATAGCATATAATTCACTTTTAAGTGGTGCTAATCTATATTCGCCCTTAAATCCAGTTTTTACCATATATGCTTCTAAGGCATTTGTTAAAGTTGGATGTGTAGGACCATCAGGTTCATTTGCTACTAATCTCCATTTATCTCCTGGTGGAACTCTACGAGCGATTAAAATATTTTCTTCTGTTATTTTTGTTTTTGACATGGCTATAATATACGAAAAATAAATGGGGGAGACAAGCTCCCCCAATTAATTATTTAGATTCTGCTACAGATGCTTTTTTATAAGCTGTAATTAGATTTTTAATCTTCATTGCTGCTTTTCTTGCTCTCTGTTGTGATGCTTTTGTAGTACCACTGTTTTCTGCTGCTAAGGTATTGAAATTTTCTTCAATCGCCTCAAATAATTCTTGTTTACTCATTTTATTGTTTTTTATTTATTTATTTATTAAAATCCTGGATTTACTGGAGGAACTCCATTTCCATGTCCATTTTGTTCAAATTCATCTGAATCTTTATCGTCAGTTATAGTACATTCTGTTAGTAAAATTGTACCTGCTACTGAAGCTGCATTTTGTAATGCTGATCTAGTTACTTTAGTTGGATCTATAATACCTGCTTCTTTAAGGTTAATAACTTTACCTGAGTTAATATCAACACCTGCCCATTCATCATCTCCTGAGTCTACTAACTTATATTTCCCTAGTAGTTGGGCTTCAGTTTTATCATAACCAGCATTAATTAAAATTTGTTCAAACGGTTTACCACAAGCATTATAAACTATTTCAGCACCAACATTATTAACATTAATACTTTCTCTAGCATATAATAAAGCAGCTCCTCCTCCTGGTACAATGCCTTCTTCAATAGCCGCTTTAGTTGCATGTAATGAATCGTCAATTCTATCTTTCTTTTCTTGCATTTCAGTTTCTGTAAATCCACCAACATGAATTATAGCTACACCACCTGTAAATTTAGACAATCTATTTTGTAATTGCTCTACTTCATATGGAGTATTTGCTTTATCTATCTGAACTTGTAATTCATCGATTCTTTTTTCAATAGCTTCAACTTCTCCTTTACCATCAACAATTGTAGTTTGTTCTTTTTCAACAGTTACTACTCTTGCTTCTCCAAACCATTCCCAACTAAATTTATCAAGTTTCATACCTTTTTCCTTACTAAATACTTGACCTCCTGTTGTAATAGCTATATCTTCTAATACTAATTTTCTTTTATCTCCAAATTCTGGGGATTTGACAGCACATACAGCTAAAGTACCTCTCATTTTATTTACAATTAAAGTAGCTAATGCTTCATTATCAACATCATCAGCGATAATTAATAAGGATTTTCCTTGACTACCTACTGCTTCTAAAATTGGTAATAATTCTTTTACTGAATTTAATTTCCCATCTATCATTAATATAGCTGGGTTTTCAAGTACTGATGTCATTGTATTATTATCAGTAACAAAATAAGGGGATTTATATCCTCTATCAAATTGCATTCCTTCAACAGTTTCAATATAAGTATCTCCTGTTTTTGATGATTCAATATGTACAACACCTTTTAACCCAACTTTATCAATTGCAGTTGAGATTAATTTTCCTACTTCAACATCATTGTTAGCTGATACTGTAGCAATTTGTTCTAATTGATCTTCGTTTGAAATATCTTCTGATATATTATCTTTTAAAGTGTGTAGTACTTCTTTAATAGCTTTATCAATATCCCTTTTTATTTGCACTGCATTATCTCCTTGGTCAAGACTTTTTAACCCATCTTTTACCATTGCTCTAGCTAGTAAAGTTGATGTTGTTGTACCATCACCTGCTTTATCAGCTGTTTTAATTGCAGCCCATTTTACTAATTGTACTCCTAATTCTTGATTAGGTTCTTTTAATACAATGTTTTTTGCAACTGTAACTCCATCTTTAGTACTTTGTGGAGCATCAAGAATACCTCTTCCAATTACAACATTTCTACCATTAGGTCCTAAAGTTGATACTACTGCATCTGCTAGAATATCAATACCTTTTACTAAGTTTGCCCTTGCGTCTGAGCCAAATTCTACTTTTTTCATTTTAAATATCGTTTAAATCGTTAATTTCTTCTTTTGTTAAATTATCTTTTGTTTCTTCTAATACTTCAGATACTACATCTGATGTAGATCTTTGTACTCTTGCTAGTATTTGGTTTTCAGGACCTATTAAATATTCAGTTCCATCATATACTAATTTAGTAAAACCTTGAGTTGGTAACACTACAATATCTCCTACTTTTGATACTGTTGGTAAAAAACTACCAAATTGTGTTGGTTGGCCAGGACCAACTGCTATAACTTCCCCCTTTTCGTTTAAATCTTTTCCCATATCTGGTACAATGATTCCACCGTATTTTACTTCTTCGTTTTCAATCGGTTTAACGATAACCGCATTAAATAATGCCTCTAATTTCATTTGTGTAACTTTTAATGTTTGTTTCTATTAATTTAAAATTCTCAATTATTTGATCTAAGTTATTTGTTTCTCTATTATGTAGAGAGTTATGTGCTATATACTCCAATGCCCTACCTAGATCAGGATAATAACTTTGGGGTTTTGCATATTCTTTAATATTCCCTTTAGATCTAAAATGATCTTTATTAGGAATAACTCGTTCATTAACGGTGTAACAATTATCATCTTTAGTGATAAAATACGGTTCTAAACGTGGATCTTCGATCTTCGTTAGACTTTTAGGTTTTCTTGCCATATAACTTTTATTATTTTATGTTACGTTAATATACGAAAGAAACATCGCTAGGACACGCTTTTCTTTAATTACCTTTATTTAATTTTAATTGATTTTGGTTTAGCATCTTCTGCTAAAGGGATAAAAATTTCCAATAAACCGTTAGTCATTTCTGCTTCAGTTATTGATAAATCAAATTTAGCGGCTATTTTATATCTTAAATCAAATGATTTTTTTGATAAACCGTGATAAATATACCCTTCGAAGTCATCTCCCTTGTCTTCTTGTTTTTTGTATGTAATTTTTAAAGTATCCCCTTCGATATCAAGGATAACATCTTTTTTAGTTAGCCCAGTACAGGCAACTTCAAAATGAAGTCCTCTATCATCATAGAAAATATTTAATGGATGTGGTTGTTTTGAATTTAATGCTGGAGCAAATTGCTCTTCTGCATTGAAGTGATTCCTGAATAGGATGTCGAAAGGACTTAGGTGTCTTTCTAATAATTGTAATGTACTCATATCATTTAGTTTTTGTGAGGCCGAAGCTCTCGGTTAATTTATTTTAAAACATAACTACGCGCCCTAGCTGCATGTTACTTTATTATACATATAATATACGAACGGAAAGTCGCCCTTCCAAGTTATTCTGCATCAAAGAAGAACATTTGCCATAATCTTCCTGATTCTATATCGTGGCCAAAATAATCTTGAGCTGCATGAATTGCATGAGCATCAAATATTACTAATCTGTTATAAACATTACCTGCTACATCAACATTTTCGTAAGGATGTGGATCTACAAATGTGTGTTGATTAAAAGCACTATTAATATCAAATACACTTCCATCTGGTTGTTGTAATTTATCATGGCTATGTCTAACTTTAGTTTCTTTATGTTGCATTAATCTTGTTCCAGCTGCAACAGGTGCATTTGGGGTTAAATAAATCATACCAGCCCATAATTGTTGATCACAATGATAAACTAAAGAAGTACCAGCTATTGCAGATTGAAATCTCCCATTCATCCCATAATCTTCCCACATTTTCTGTCCTGTGATTTTTAAACCCATTATTTTTTCAAATTCTTCCTTTACACCATCAAAGAAATGTTGTTTTCTTGTACGCATACCTAAGTATCCGGGATCATCAAAATAATATTGCTTTAAAGCATATGCTCTAACGGCGTCAGGATCTTCATAAAAATTATCTACAATCCATAACCTTGTATCTGGTTTTGAATTTACTTTAAATTCATTTGAATGTATTTGTCCATAAGGACTATCTGGGTTGCTGTCTATTTTTGTAATTTCGCTCATAATTTTATTTTATTCGTTTCTAGCTATATAATAAATACTATCTGATTTTTTGTTGTTTAATTCCCCCTTAAATTCTATTTTCATCATGCCTTGTTTTGATAATTTAATATTGCAACTATCCATATCTTTATTATTACTTAATATATCTTTAAATACATTTGAATCAAAAGGCATTTCTATGTCATTATCTTTAATTTGACCTTGTATTTGGTATGTAATTTTATTAGAAAAACCTTCTTTATCTCCAAATAAAAACTCAACAATAGGGGTTCCATCTAAATCTTCTGTTGTTCTAATTAACATTTGATCTACATCACTTAAAGCATTTTTAGCTTTAATTAAATAATTAATATCATCTGCAGATACGTCTAATTGTACTTCATATTCTTCAGGATCTTCATACCATGTTACTTTACCCATTATCAATGGATCAGCTAAAGCATAATCTAGTGAATAATTACTGTCTGCTAAGTATAATTTTCTATGTAATTGATTATTTTTTTCAGTAGTAATCATTAATTCACCTGAAGTAATAGATAATAATTTGCTTAATTTGTGTGTATCAAATATTCCTAATTCACAATCTTCAAAGTTAAAATCTTCTAAATACACCTTACAGGCTCTACCTTTAACACCTGCATATACAGTTAAAGTATTATCCTTAATTCTCCATTTAACTTGGTTATTTAAACCATTTAAATAGTATTTTTGTATTAAGGATTCTAGTGAGTTTTTGTTTATCATAATATATAATGTACGACCTTTACTTTAAATTTCAAAGGAATTTAGTGAATTAATATATGGGTTTAAATCTAAAGACCATTCTAAATCATTAAAAAACCCTTCTAATTTATTTAATAATATAGATTCAAATACTTTTTTTCTATCTGCATATTGATTTAGGAAATCCTGTACTTTAGATGGTATTTCGTAATCAAAAAATGCTAATGCTTCTATTTTATATGGATTATCTTTTAAATGTATCCATTTAATTTTATCAGCGTTAGTCATTAATGGATATTTTTTATCTAACCTCCATAATTTTAATAAATCATTATATCTAATAGCTGCTTTTACAGCTGCAGGTGCTCCTAATTGCCTTTGTGCTTTACCCTCCTTCTTTTTACTTAATGGTTTTAGTATTTCAGTAAATATTTCTCCAGCTCTAGTATTTCTACCTTGATATTTATCTAATTTTTTTACAGATGTAGGGTTACCTAATTTAGAAAGAGGAATAGTACCATCTAATATTTTTTCTTTAAAAACTTTAACTTGATCTAGAATATTGTCTTTTTGTTCTCCTTTTAAAACTTGTTCTAAAATATCATTAAAAAATTCTCCTAGAATAGGTGGAAAATTAGCTTTCATAAACTCTAAACCTTTAATATCTAAAGTTTCTTTTTCAATACCTTCTTGTTTAGTTATCCATTGTGCATAACGTCTAGTTGCTCTGAAATAAGCTGAACGAATAACACATTCAGTTTTCATTTCTAATCTATGAGTTTTAACATTAAAGGCTTCACGTGCTAATCTATTATAATCCTCATTTATTATATCTTGGTATTTTAATGCTACTTTTTCTAGTATATTATCTTTTTCTTTATCTTCAAGTTCTTCAAAATTAGGGTATAAATGAAGTAGTAAAGGTTCAGCATTAAAATAATTAGAATCTGTGTCTACATAGGCACAAAGATTAATATCTTTATCATCGCAAATGTACCATGGGGTATCTTGTAAATGTTTCATCTATATTCTTTTACGTCTTTAAAATCTGATCCTGAAATAATGTTAATATCATTTTTTAATTGGTTCCTAACTTCATTATATTTAAATATCATTCTTGATGATTTTCTAAATTCTTTATCACTTAAACCTTTAGCTCTTACTTTATTTTCAAGATCCCATAATATACGATTAACTTTAGCCAACTCCAAATATAATACTTTAATTTCTTTACCATTTTTTGTAAATAAATCTATAACACCTGGGTTTAATTTTAGAAATTCAGCTTCAACATTAGCTAGATTATCAGCATTTATCATATTTAGTTTTTTTATTTCTAAAATTGACATTCTATCTAGTAATTCTCCGTTTGAAATTTCTACTTTCATATTAAAATGTTCTTTCTCCTGGTAAAGGTGGTACTGTTACTGGTTTATTTCCTGCTGAATCTATATCAGTTCTTTCTGCAACTGTAACTCTAAATTTATTACCTTTAACTTTAAATTCTCCACCTTGTTTTAGCATTTTTTTAAAGAATTTTGTTTGGTTTTCATTCCATTCTTCACTTAATTTAATTATTTCTTCTTTAGTTGAAGGTTCTTTATTACCATTTAAATATATAGTTTGGTTTGCTCTGATAGATTGTTTTTTTAATGTCATATTTCTAGTTTTAGTTCATTACGTAATACTTTATTCATATGTCTATTAGCGCATAAAGCACTTTCTTGAATAATTCTATGTCCTGATAGTGTAATTGCTCTACTAATCATATATTTTGGTAAGCCATACCTAAATGTAGGTAAAGCCGTAGCTCCATATAAAGAATTAAGTAAAATTTTCATTGTATACTGCATTAAATAATAATGCTCACCTTTTACTTTATCACCTTCTTTATATGCTTTTTTCATTTTATTTTTATAAATAACCCTTTCATCAAACCAAATATTTAAAATGGTTGCTAATACTGATTCTTTATCTTGGGTAAAGAAACACCCGTTAGCAGAAACTGCTAGATTATTTTGCTCAATCATAGCTATCAATCTTCCAACCTTTACGTGTGTTTGTTTACCCTTTGAATTTTCAACTAATAATATTTCATCAGAATCTTTTTCTTTTAAGTCATTAAGACCTAAACGATTATCACGATCATCTGCAGGTATGATATGTCCCGCCAAAGTTTCTCTACCTATGTTAATAGACATAATTATACATGGATACAGCGATGTTAAATCTTCATCAAACATATATTTGTATAATCCTGCTTTAGGGCAAAATAAATAACCCCCAGCATATGTTGAGTTTATATCTTTTTTACCAGATGGTCTATATGGTGGAATTATATTTTGAGATAATAAATAAGCTGATATAGCTCCATCTTGAGTAACACTATTTGAATAAACTTCACTATAATTATGTTTACCTTTATGAGATATATTTTTAGTTAAAGCAATATATTGGAGTTTTTCATCTAATAATTTTAGGATTTTAACATCCATAAAGTTATATTCAATAAACTTATGAATATCAGTTTCAAATAATCGATCTAAATTCCCTTCATATTCAATTTTATTTACCCCAGCATATTTTTCTCCAATAGCATCTAATTTATAACTTGGTTCATCCTTCCAACTATATTTTTTATGTAAACGAATATAATCTAAAGACTCAACACCAACAATATCTACAAATTGATCTCTTCTAGGCCAAGTTGATATCCATTTCCCATCTTTTGTTTTAAACCAAGATTTTTTTTCAGTAATAACTTTACCTATAGGGGATAAATAATTAGCAAATTCTTCTCCTAATACATTACAAATTCTATAATATAAATAAGGAATATCAAAATAATCACTATTATAACCAATTAATATATCAGGGTTAATATCCCTAAACATTTCAATAAATTTACCTAATAACTCTTTTTCAGTTTTAACTGGTATTATTTCTTTGTTTTTATTTTCTCCTGTTTTAGTGTGTGATAATTCTTGTTTTTTATCTAAAATTAATATAGCCCAATGGTCTTCTATTTTATCCCACCAAGCTATAGATGTAATAGGCATTGGAGCACTTTCAATATATTCTTTAGTTAATGCCCCTCCAATTTCACACTCAATATCAAAAAATAATTCTCTATGACCTGTAGAAGGTTCATCATTTACTCCATATTTTTCAATTAAGAATTTTTGGTGAGGTTTTATATCATGAAAATGTAAAGATTGATTTACAGAATCACCATAATTATAATTCTTTTCCCAGGAAGTTGTTTTAGTTAGTGTTTCGCCTTTTAAACCAACTAATTTACCATTAGGGTCTTCTTTATACGCAGCATTCCACCATTCAATTTCATCATATCCTCCTTCATCCCATAAGTGAATTTTATACTTATTGCCCTTTATTCTAGTAGCATAACACTTTTTATACATTTATATTATTGTTTCAACTTCATAAAATTTTTCTAATTCGTCATCACTAAAAAACTGATGCAAATCAGGTCTAAAGTAATTAATATTTTTCATTACTTTTTTGTCCCTAGTTCTATAGACAATATACCGTCCTTCCTCAAGTTTTTCAAAATGGCAGGCCTCACCTTGTTCCTTACTTCTCTGGCTGACGGTTTGTATGGCCTCTTCTTCAGTTTTACAAGCTTTTGACATATTACTTGCTTGTACTTCTTCATACGCGGGCCATATCTTATCCTTAAGGCCATGTAGCATAGTACCGTTCCCAATGGAAACATAAGCAATGTCGCACAAAGCGTCCAAAACTTCCACAATGTCGCCTCGTTCGCAAGCTTCTCTATATTCTTCAAGTTCTTCAAGGATGAAATCATATACAAATTTCCATTCTTTTTCTTCTGGGATTGTTGGTTCATAGTTATTAGGTTTGCCGAATGTGGCGTTAAATGTTTCTACCTCATTTACAAAAGGTACATAATCTTTTTCTGGGAATAGTGATAATTGGTTACTCATTTTATTTAAATTTTTTAGGCATTGTTAATCCACCAATATAATGGCTATCTGCTAAATGTTGATCTTCTAGTAAATAATCAGGTAAAGTCGTTGAATCTTCTCTTTCCCAAGGATAAACTAACCATTCTTGACCTACTTCTTTAGCATAAAAGTTAGGTTTAAATTTTGATGTTGGTTTATGATGTAAAACAGCATGATAAGCACCAGGTGCTTTATCTAAAGTGTGTCCTGTATCGTTAATATCATCTATAACTAAAGTATTCCTACTAGCAAGAAAAACAAGGGGTAAACCCAGTTCATGTGAAATCATTACTGCAGGGACTAAACCACCTCTAGGTAATCCCATTACTGAATCGATATTTGGGTATTCCATAAATACCTTTTTTGATAAAATTCTAATACACTCATGTATATCAGACCACTCAAGAAATATTTTAGATATTGTGTCCGCCATTGTTTATTTTTAAGCTATCAAAAAATTCTTTTCTAGCTAAGTTATCATTATCTTTAAATACACCTGATGCCTTTGTAGTTACCATTGCTGCACCTTGATGTTTAACTCCTCTACAACTAACACAATTATGTGTTCCAACTATAGTAACAATTACACCTTTATTGCCTTCAGTAATTTTATCTACAGCATTATGAATAGCTGATGTTAATTGTTCTTGTATTGCTCCTCTTCTACCAAATAATTCAACTATTCTATTTAGTTTTGATAAACCAATTACTCTACCTTCATCTCCAGCTATATATCCAATATGAACAACTCCCCCAATTGTTTGGTGATGATGAGAACACATTGATGTTAATGGAATATTTCTTTCAATAACAATACCATCATAACCATCTGATGGGAAAGATGTAATAGGAGACATTTCAGTATATCTACCTGCCCATAAATCATTAACATATGCTTTTGCTACTCTTTTAGGTGTATCAGCAGAATTTGGATCTTTTCTCCAATCACATTTTAATTCATCTAAAAACAGACCAAATTTATGGGCTGCTTTTTCTATCATGTCTAATTTTTGGGCATTATTAAGTGGAAATCCAGGTGCCACACCATTTGCAAATCCTTCTTGTACTACTTCTAATTCTTGGTGTAATTTTCTACGGTTGCTCATTTATATAACTTTTTAATTTATCTATTAATACTAATACATCATCTGGGTCCATTGTAATAGCACAGCATGTGTTTACATTTTCTTCTATATCATCTAATATACGAAGGGCTTCTTGCTTATCCAAATCTTAGACTGTAAATTCTAACCAAGTAGTTAAAATGTATTTATCATTAGATTCAGGCATATACCCTTTATGTATATAAGGCCAACTAGCAGGATGAATAATTAACTTTCCAGTTTCAGGTTTAACCTTAAAATAATCATCTGCTCCTTCTTCTTTAAATAAAAATCCAGTTTCTCCTCCTTTTTCAACTGTATTTAAGTAAAGAATAAAAACAAATAATCTTCTTGAAGTATGCATATCTTCTTTTTCTACATGCCATGCATTATAATGTCCTTCATTTTGATCATATTTTTGGATTTGTAAAAGAGGGTAAGAACATTTACCATTTACTAAAAAATGATGATCAAACATATCTCCATGAGGGTAGTTTTCTAAATACCCATCAGATAAAGTTTTATTAAAACCTTTCATAACCATACTAGATAAACTAGCATTACCTGTACCTGGAGTATGTAAAATTTCGTAATCTTTTGTTCTTTTTATTTTATGGTTTATACCTTGCCCACTCGCTCCTACTATAGTATTATCTAAATCATTTTCATAATCAAACTTACTAATTAGGGAGTTACATTCACTTTCTGTAAATGCGTTTGGAAAAATTCCTATTGTGTCTTTAAATTTCATATTTTATACTTCTCTTTTATCTTCAAATGCAATAATATGGGGTCTCCATGTCATTCTATAACCATTATCTCTAACCCAATCAAATAATACAGGATAGGATTTAAATAATGCTTCCCTACTATCTCCAGCAGGCATAAACCATACTTTTTCAGGTTTAACATCTAATATAGAAATACATTCCATAATTTCAGCTAAAGCTCCTTCATCTTTTCCATCCCATACAGGTTTAATATGGAAATCTGAATGGTAAGCAATTGATTGTTTTATCGATTCATAATTAAGTCTAAGCTTATTATGTCTATCAATCATTCTTTGGTCTGTAACAGCTCCTTGAGGCGTTGGTACCCCAAGTACAGGTACACTATTGGAGAACTTAGGACTAATAGAAAGCAAATTAATAGGATAGTCAGTTGGTAAGAAATGGCTTCCTTCAGTTTCAATAGTGATAAAAATGTTTTTTTCATGAGCAAAATGGGTTAATTCATTTACTAAAGCAGGATGCATAGTTGGAGAACCTCCAGTTAACATCATTTCTTTTATATGAGGGTTATCCTCATATGCTTTAATAATATCTTTAAAATTAAAATGTCCTTTTTCTGGGTGGATGCTCGTATACCAACTGTCACACCATCCTCCTTCTCCAAAATAACATCTATGTGTGCACCCTGTAGTTCTAATAACTACTGTAGGGTATCCTGCTCTTGATCCTTCTGATTGTACTGCTGTGTAAATTTCTACGATAGGTAAGTTTTTATCGTAATCTTCAATTCTTTTTAATTGTTTGTGCATATTGTTAATTTTTTTGAGTGGTTTTTCATTCACTATTATCATAACTACTCGCAGTAATAAGCTGCGTTTTTACCATGTTCCATGAATTTAACTTTTGTAACTTTAACTCTACCTTTAGTTTCAGTTTTAACAAATTCATTTAACTTATTATAAATATATTCAGCAAATTTTTCAGCACCAGTTGCTGGGATTATTCTTACTTGAGCTACATTAGCATCTCCCATTTGTTTAAATGCTGCTAAAAATGGATCATCTTCTGCTACTATTAGAGTATGATCAAACATATAATCCATCCAAGCTTTTGGAGACATATCATCTATTTTAGTTTTAGCTCTTTTCATTCCACCAAAATCCCAAACCCAATTTCTATGATCTAATTCTCCTTCAAAATATACTTTAAAAGAAATTCCATAACCGTGTACAAATCTACAGTGTGTATCTTCTGCTTTCCATTGACGAAATACAGTACTAAATCCGTCAAATACTTTACTTGATTGATGTTTACCCATTATACCAGTTTTTAATTTGTTCTAATGGTTGAGCACCTACTAATCTATCAAGCTCATCTCCATTACTATTTACTTTAACTAATGTTGGAACGTTTCTAATACCATATTTAGTTGATAATTCTTGATCATTATCAACATTTACTTTTTGATATGGCAAACCACTTCTTTCCATTACAGGTCCTAACATTTTACAAGGTCCGCACCAATCTGCTGAAAAATAATAAATTTTATTCATATTTAATTTTTAATTGTTATACTAATTCTTCTACTATACCTATTACTTCCGATAATATAAGAACCCCTACTGCAAACTCCAAGCTATATAACAAAAGTCCATAACCAATTAATCTTACTCCTGATTTGGCAAAACTAACAAGTTGGTGGGTTTTTTGATCTGGCATGTTTGCTAGATTATTTCTATCTTTTTCTATTCCATCTAAATTATCTATCATATTATTTAAAACTTTAATTTTTGTTGACTCGTCAGGTCTCGAACCTGAACTCTTCTGGACCAAAACCAGACGTGTTACCAATTACACCACGAGTCATTACTATTTAATAGCTTAACCCGTAATCACTTACTTTTGTAAATAACCATGCTTGACCTGGTCCTTTTACTGAATCAGGTTTCATAACAATCATTTGCATACCTTTTAAATAAAATAATAACCTATATTCATCATTTTCTTTTTGAACATAAATGTATTTTTTTTCTAGTGTAAAATTTCCTGTTGCTGTTTCTTTACCATTTTCATTAATTGACTGTCTTAAGAATGAATCACCATCTTCATTGTAATTCATATATAAAACAGTGCCATCCCAAGCTTGCCAGGTTCCGTAAATGTTTTCATTATCTGTTCCAAGTCCAATTCTTTGTTCTTGTGCCGTTGCAAAAAACATAAAGGTAAAGAATAATAATGCTGCTATAGCTAATTTGTCTAATAAATCTAATTTTTTCATAACTTATACTTCTGAGTGTTCTTTAAGTACTTTTAAAACAGACTGTTTAGCTACTTCGTAGTCAACAGGTCCCGTTTCATCTTCGTATTGAACAGGATCTTTCCTACCCAAATCAATAAATGCTTCAATACGCTCAACAGACGAAGCAGATTTATAATCACTATTCCCACTAGGAAAAGGCTTATAAGAAGTGTTAGTTCTAGAATAAACTTCATCGAATCCAATAGATAATCTTTCACATAATATTTGTCCATCTTTTAATATTCCTAATTTGTCCGTATCTAAATATGGTGTAAAATACCCTACCCTATCAGCTTCCCAATTACCTATTCTAAAAGCTGCATCATCTGCATCTCTAAATTCTTGTCTGCAATCAGGATAAACAGCATGATCACCTGCATGAATACCTAAAGCGATATCACAAGTTTCTTCTGTTTTATTAGCAATAGATAATGCTACTGCCTGTGTAATAGAGGCAAACATTTTATTCCTATTAGGTACAACTGTTTCTTTCATATTATCTTGCTCATAATGACCTTCTGGTACATCATCTCCACCTTGAACTAGTGCTGAATCTAGTAAATCTACTAATCCATCTAATTTAATTTGTCTATAATTTACTTTGTAACCATTTATAGCTAAATAATCAATTAATGATTGAGCTCTTTCTAGCTCTACTCTGTGTTTTTGACCGTAGTCAAAAGAGATACCTGTTACAGTATCATATTCATTGATAGCTCTTAACAATAGGGTGCTGCTATCCATTCCACCACTTAACGAAACTACTACGTGCTTTGCCATAATTTATTTTATTAATTTTTGCCAGGTATTTTGCGTATAGGCTAACGCTTTATTGATTCTACATTTTACGTATAGGACAACATACGAAAAAATTGTTGTTATTCCAAATCCTCCTACAAGAAGAGTCCAAAGATTTGGATGCCAATGTTCTCCGCAAAATCCAAGTGCATGCTTAATTATTTCTGCCATAGTTATCTATTTTATCATAATTATTAATTTCTCTAAAAACTGTCGTGTTATGTATAACACTTAGGTAATCTACTTTTTTAAACTCAATATCATAAAAATCATTCATATTAGCTTTTGGTTTTAATGTTAAACCATTTTCATTATATAACTTATCTTCTAATGCAGCCATTACTGGATTTGAGGTATCAATTGATTCTATCCTAGGATTATTATCATACCATCCAAATTCTTGAGGTATTGAACACCCTAATAAATGGAAATTAATATATTTTAGCTGGTCTAATTTTAATAAACCTTGTACAAATCTTACCCTACCTAATGCTTTTCCCATATCTTCATTACTATGTGGAAAAAAATCATTATACCAAGTAGCACCATAGGATACACATAATTTTTCGTAACCTAAACCTTGTAATAGACTAGCACATAAATATGCTTGATTTTTATTTTCACCTTGAATTACAGCGGTTAATTTTGTTTTTTTAGGGTATTTAAATTGTTTCCAATACTTAGCTTGAGCAGCTGTTTGAGCACAATTCATCCAAACATCTGGAACTATAAATTCATTTGGTTCTAATTCTGTAATCCAATGTAATAGTCTTTTACTATTATATGCTTTTCCTAATTCATGAAGTGAATTATCCATAATTACATATCTACCTTTATCTCTAGCACTAATAAAATATTGTTTATATTCCTCATCTTGGTCTAATAAATGAGGTAAACAATAGTCATAATCATTAAATTCAGATGATGCTGTTAAAAGACATCTAGGTACTTCGTGTGATATTTTAGGCATATTTTTTTGGGCGTCCTCTACGAGAGACTTTAATTTGTTCTTGGTATTTATCTTCAATAATATAATAAAGATCTATTATTTCTCCACTACATTTTAAACATTCTTCTACAACTTGTTCTTTTGTAATATTAAAATGTTTAACAAAATGTGTATATAAATTTTCTAATCTATCTGTTTCATCCTTTTCATAATCTTCCCACAATCTTTTTCTACGTGCTTTGAGAACTGCCCCCTTTTCATTATATTTTTGTATATCACCCTCAACTTCAATGGTTAATTCATTCAACATATGTTCACATAAATATGCTTGCCAACCATAACATGAAGAATCAAAATCACCATTGAATATTTTTTCACGAAAATCAGCTTTATAACCTAATGGTTTATTTTTAGCTTCATACCAACGCCACCATCTAAACCTATTATAATTTAATTGTTGATAGTTTTTTAGTTGTTTTTCTATAAACTTTTTTTTATGTGGAATGTCAAACATTAATAAAAAATCCAGATTGAAACATAAAACAATAATGACATCACTCCCATGAATACTACATTTCCTATAAATTCTAATGGGTTTTCTCTAAAGTATTTAATAAATTCTTTCATGACCTTTATTTTTAATTACCCGTGAATATACGACTTCTTATTCAGGTAGCCAAACTATCCACGAGAGTTTTCACGATAATCTAAAAAGAATCCAATAGCTACTATTAAATTCATTCCAATAGACGCTCCAATTTCTATTAAATCATGAAAGTTATGTATTGATAAATGAATATGTCCTACAACCCAAAAAGGTATTGCTAGGTTTTGGCTAATCCAAATTATAAGAAATTTAGTAAACTTTACCATCTTCATTGAAAAAAAACGTTTGGTGTAATCTACAATATTCAGGACCACTTCCAAAATATTGTACAGCAGCATGGAAATAATCAGCATCATAAATTATTGCTCTGTTATAAATGTTTGCTACGTAATCTAATTGTTCCCAACAGGTAAAATCTTGACCATCATTTTCAATTTCTTTAAACCTTGGCATATCAAGACTTCCATCACTAAGTAATGGTGGTTTTGTTAATCCTGTTCTCTTATGTTTATAAGTTGCTGTTCCTGATTCAGGTGGAGCATTAGGTGTTAAATATATTACACAAGCGTATGTTGTATAATTATCTGAATGTACCCAACATTTATCTAAAGCTGTACATAAGTTAAAACACCCATTATAATTTTCCATATCCATAAAATGTTTTTTATCGATTTTGGTATTTAATGAATGTTCAAAAGCCTTTAATACTGATATGTCTTTTACAGAATCTGTTCTTTTTCCAGGATGATTTCCTTTTTTATCGTACCACTCCATATTTAAAGCTTGATTTCTAACAAAGTCTGGGTCTGTATAAAAATCGTCTAATACTAATAAACTTGTCATAACTATTTTATAATTTGTCTTAATTTTTGAATTTCTGCTTCTATTTTAAGTCTTCTTTCTTCTTGACCAATATAATTACCTTGTTTTGTTTTAGGTAAACTATTAAGTTCTTCTTGTAAAGACTCTAATTTTTTATTTAATCTATATTCTTCATAATGCTCTCCATCATTACCATTTTGACCTATAATATTCATTCTTTTTTCAGCTTCATCTTCCCAATCGGTGTATTTTGCTTGGACTTCAAGACTAGCACTTTCAGCTTCTTCCCAATTATCATTTCTACCGAATAATTCTGTATTAATGTCTTCTTCCGTAATTTCTATTTTTTCTTCATATAAATTTTTTCTATATTTTTTTCTAGGATAAGCTTTGTCAAAAGCAAAATTAGCAGCTACAACTAAAGATATAGCTAAAGGATCAAATACAAAAATTATAATAAGTAATAATATATTAATGATTTTATCCATAGGATAACCGGTCAAACCCGATAGATACTGCAGGGGTCCTAATTCTCCAGCGACCTCGTTGTTATTATCAAGCTTCAGTACTTCTAACTGAAACTTTTGAAGACTATCTGATGCTATTTCTCTTTTTACTTGTACATCTTTACGATTCTCTTCTTCAACTTCGATACGTTTTGCAGCCATCCTAAGTTCGGTAGTAGAGATTGTTGTTCTAATGCCCCCAACCACCGAGGTGTCTCGTACTTGGATCGACGAAGCTCTGGCATTTGATAGAGTACTAATATTATTAGATATTCTTTTAATTTCGTCATTATACCTGTTAACATCATTTTCATAAAATTCTATTTTTTGTTGTATAAACCCTTTTTGATTTTCTACCATAGATAGTTTAGCATAGGTATCTTGGTAAGCAGCACTTAAAAATCCATAAATACCCATACTAGTAATTAATACTAGTACAGTAGTTGCTATAACTAAATAAGTTCTTAATGCTTTATTAATAGAATCCCAATACTGGTATAATAATGAAGCCGTAACTAATTTTGCAAATTCTAATGAACCTGCCATTATAATAACTTGAAATTGTGCTCCTGCAAATAATTTGCTTAACCCATAAACTGAATAGAATGCTGCCGATGCACTTACTGATAATGCAGAAAATGCAATAAGAAAAGGGAACATTCCTTTTTTAATATTTTGTAACATAGTTTGATTTTTATACTGTGTCGTAGTCAATATACGAAATTTCTACCTCGTCTCCACGCTCAAGTGCTTCAGCTATGGGAGAATAGATTCTTTTATAAGCATCTACTGAGGCCCCTATAAAACCACTTTTTGATTTAGTAACATTTTGTTGTTGTGTGTCTCCTACTAACAAACACCCAGAAGTATGTTCATCTGTATTACCAGTATGAATTAAAATGTACTCAAATCCAGGTACATCTTGTACATGGAGCATACCTTTATGCATAGAGCCATATTTAGCTGCGTATTTACTATGAAAACCACCTACTTTTCTTAATTTAATTTTATAGTTACCCTCAGGTATCCTAGTTTCATGTTTTACTTTTTCATTTCTATGTTCATCTTCTAAAGTATAACATAAAAATTTTCTTTCTGCTGTTGTATCAAATAATAATCCATTTGTACTATCTTTTTGTGAGCTTACTCTTAATACTTCTAGTTTCATTTTTTCATGTGTTTTGTTAAATTTGGATACATATCGTAAAATGCATTTGAAATCCATTTTTCTATTTTATTTATTACTTTTCGCATTTTCTATTTCTAATATTTTAACTGTTTTTTTCAATTCTTTAACTTCTTCTTGCAAGTATTCTATTCTTAAATCTTGTTTAGCATCATCAGGCAAGGCACCCATTTCACCTCTAGGCCATTTTACCCTAAATTCATGATTTAATTCAACATCATCTTGCATTCTAACTACGTCTAATTGTAGTTGAGCTATTTCACCTTGTAAGGTAAACCATACACCCGCAATTGAGACTACACCAACAACCATACCTATTAAGGCTTTAACATCTAAACTTACTTTAGATTCTTCATTTAGTTCTATTTTTTTTTCTTCCATTATTGATATAATTATAAATTCCCGCACCTTTCGGTACGGGAATAAATATTGAACACCCCCTTATTTTTTAACTATGTGATATAAAATGAAAGCGCCTACTAATCCTAGTAGTCCTTCCGCGTTAAGTGACCCTAAAATTTCCATGATATTACCTACCACAGATACTTCTGGCCAAAAAGGGATTCCTGCTCCATTGAATAGTACTTCTAGTACTACCCCTAAAGCGATTACAGACACACCTATGTGAGTCAGTTTGTCAGCCCAAGAGCCGACCTTGTTTAGAATTTCCATAAAATTGGGTTTTAAGTTAAACAAATGTAACTAGCAACTAATTGTCTTCGTTTTTTTTCTTACCGAAGATTTTGCCTACCTCAGCGATTCCGAATGAACCGAGGGTTATGATTACAAAGGAATTATAAATGTAATCTTGTATTTGAAGTTCTTTGCCATATACACCAGTAACAATATCTACTACTGCAAAAATGACCATTACCATAAAGGATAAAAATCCTACTACGTTTTTTTCGTTAATGTCGTTATTGTCTTTAAACAAATCTTTAAATGCCATACTTTTAGTTTTTAAAAATTAGTAAAACTATTAATGGAACCTTATTATGTTGTGATGATAAATATTAAAATCTATTAGAATTTTGAATTTCTTCAATTGCTTCATTTACTTCTTCCACACTTACAGGAAATTCTAGATCTAATCCTGCTTTAAATTTTACTAAATTATCTCGAGTTATTATAAACATGGTGGGAGCCATTCTAACTCTATATTTTTTCTTAGCTATTGGAGCTTTTGCAATGTCTACTCTATAATATTCTATATCATCTCTATCAGCTAATTCTTTCCAATTAGAGTAACAATTTATTTCATTAAATTTAGCCCAATATTCAACTACTATTACTTTATCATCGTCATCACCAAAGGCTGAATTGCCATTTATAATTTCTTCGTAATTTGAATCATCTAACCAATACTTTTCCGGAACTTCCTGTTGTCCTAAAAGGAGAGAGGGTATTGCTATTAATAATAATAGTAGTTTTTTCATAGTTATTACTTTTTAGACATCTCGTACATACGTTCTTCTAGCTTATCTAATTTATCTAGAATCATTTCAACGTCTTCTTGAGTGTCCATTATTGTCTGTCGAACCAACTCATCTTTTAAGTCATATTCTACCCTTTCAATAACTGGTTCAGGTTGGGTTGCAGCATAAGCTATGTCTGCTTGTAATGTGAACCACATACCTGCTATAGTAACAACAAATGCCACTATCATTCCTATTGTTTTTAAGTCTAAAGTTACTTTAGTATCCTCCCCTATTTGTTGTGCCATGTTTTTTTAATCTAATAAATATCCGTAAGGTGTTGATGTTACATCTTGCCCTATTGGAAAGTTTTCTAATCTCATTGATAATGTCATAGTTCTATTAATATAAGGGTTATAAAATTCACCCTCAGCAGTTAAACAAATTAATAAAGGGTCATAAAAATCCTCTTCAGAGGGTTCAATGATTTCTCCTACTATTACTTCGTTCCAAACTATATATTCATCGTTGCCAGGTATTTCTACTCCAGCATACTTGTTATTGGGATTTTCCCAAGTGTAAGTACCTACATCTAATAATAAACCATTATCTACTGCGTCTGAATCTAATAAGTACATTGCAAAGTGTTGTCTATCTGCTCTTGGTTCTCCATCATCTATTTGAAGATATAGGATAAATATTTTTCTTAGTTTACCATCAACCCATTGTGTTCCACCATATGAATTTACCAAAGAGTATCTTTCGTATGGGTCAAATGAATCACCATCTAATGCAATTTCAAATAATAGTTGTCTTTCTTCTACTACATCATCTTTAGAACAACTAAAGAAAAGTATAAGCGTTAAAAATAATATTAATTTTTTCATTTTTATTTAAATGTATAATTTAATCCAAATGTGGATTGGAATAATTTACTATCCCACATTTTGCTATATTCTCCTTCTATAAATACTCCTAAATTTTTATTAAGTTTCCAACCCATATTAATACCAGCTGAATAGTCATCCCATTGTTTATCTGCTAATAAATTATTATGTCCTCCTTTACCCCAACTTTCTCTTTGTAGGTAAGAAAAATCTACATTTCCTGAAATATATGAATGATATGGAAGAATATAATTTCCGTATGCGTGTAACCAAAAATTATTTTTATAATGGTAATAATCAAAACCTACAATAGGAGCAATTTCAGCAAAATCATCTAATTCATTCCATCTTTCTTGATTATATCTATTCATTAAATCAGTAAATACATTTTCTCTAAAATCAATGTCAGAATATGCTACTATTTCTCCAGCTTCATTCTTCCAAATCCAATCTTGACTTTCAGCTCCAGTATTAACATCTGTATAAGTTGTAAAGTGATCTGTATAACCATATTCAAATCCTAAAGTGTACCAAGGATTTGCTGGGTATTCAAATTCTTCTCCAGTGTCAGGGTTTGTGTATGATGTAGTTTCGTTTAACCATATTTCTATTGGGTTGTATCCATATGCTCTTTCATGTGTTCTATAAATAGCACCTGCTGATATTGAGAATTTTTTACCAATAGGTAACCTAGCTCTAACTTCACCTGAGACATATTCTAAATTAATTTTATCAACTTCTCTAGATTCTGCTTTTACTATATGGTATTTACCTGTGTGTTTAATAAATAACCTGTGATTTTGAAAATCTTCACCTCTCCATCTTTCATTTTCAAAGTGGATTTGATATTCTAGCCCTTTAAAGGCTGATGTTGGGGCTGAAAATGCTAATTGTTCTTCAGTACCATCATAAAAGTTTTTAGGTTTTCTTTCGTAGTTAAATCTTGCTAGTTTTCTAATACCAATCCCTATTCTATAATCAAAGGGATATTCAGGTGTATTATCTACAACTACAGGGATATCATATAGACCATCTCCATCTCCTGTTCTAACAAAGTATGTATTTTCTTTTGCTTCAATAGAATTTGAGATATCACCTGCTCCATATACGGTTCCATACTTTAAAAAGTCATCATAAAGGCCTTTAAAAAAGTTCCCTTCTTTTTTAAGGGGAGATTTTAAGATTTCTTGACTTTGTAAATCCGGGGTGAATAAAATAAACGCAACAATTAATATTATTATTCTCATATTATTAATGTTTTACTATTTGACAATAAATATGAGAAAAAAAAGTTAAAATGCACTAACCATCACAAGAAAGACAATCTGCCATACGACTCCCTAAATCTCCTTTAATTACTGAATCTGTTCTTAAATAGTATAGCGTTTTAACGCCTAATTTCCACGCTTCCATATGGACTTGGTTAATCCATTTGGGAGAATCGTTAGGATCAAAAGAAAGATTAAGTGATTGTGTTTGATCTATATATTTTTGACGTTCTGCTGCTTGTTTTATTAATTCTAATTGATTTGTTTCAGAAAATGTTAAAAATACATCTTTTTCTTCTGTAGATAGCACATTATCTGGTAAATTTAATACAGATCCACCTTCTTGTAACATCTGATCCCACCATTTATTTTTATTTTCACCTTTAGATTTAAGTAATGCTTCTAATACTTTATTTTTTCTAATAAAAGTACCTTTAGCTCCATTAAATGTATAAACATTTGCAGGTAAAGGTTCAATTCCCGCACTAATACCACCACAAATAACAGAATTTGATACTGTTGGTGCAACTGCTAATAAATGTGTATTTCTCATACCAGTTCCTCTACACCATAATGGTTCTCCATATTCTGCCGCTAAATCCATAGATGCAGCTTCAGATTCACTTCTAATTTTATTAAAAATATTTCTAGTATGTACAGTAGATGCTACTGAATTAAATGGTAGATTTTTCTGTTGTAAAAAAGTATGCCACCCCATTACACCTAAACCTAATGCTCTACCCTTAGATGCATGTTTATGTGTTCTTTTTAAACTTTCTTTACCATTTGATTTATCAATAAATTCTTGCATTACTCCATCTAAAAACCAAATTGCTGTTTTAATACAATCTGTATCTTTATATTCTTCCCATTTAGCTAAGTTAAGAGAGGATAAACAACAAATAAAACTGTGTTCTTCATCTGTAAATAATGTAATTTCAGAACAAATATTAGTCATAGTAACGTCTAAATTATTCATTCTGTAGGCAATAGGATTGTTTTTATTAACATTATCCTTATACATTATATAAGGTTCACCTGTTTCCATTCTTGATTTTAAAACTGTAGCCCATTTATTCATTGATTCAGCATCCCTAGCTTCTAATTTTCTCATAAATGAATCACCTACAACAACACATTGGTGTAAATTTAAACACTGTCTATTTGGATCGCCCTTCGGTCTACGAATTTGTAAAAATTCCTCAATATCCCCATGTTCAATATCTAAATTAACTGATGCTGCACCTCTTCTAACATTACCTTGATTAGTAGCAATAATTGATGAATCATATATTTTTGCCCATGGAACTACACCTTCACTTTTACCATTTCCTGCAATTCCTTCACCCCGTTGTCTAATACGAGATAACGAAATACCTACACCTCCACCGGATGCTGTTAATTTCATTAGTTCCGCGTTAGTTAAACCAATTCCACGTATTGAATCAGGTGTATCTATACCAAAACATGAAATTGGTAATCCTCTATCAGTACCCATATTTGATATAACTGGAGATGCTAATCCTATCCAACCATTCCAAATATATTTGAAAAATTTGTTAGCTAATTCTGGTTTTTTAAGTCTATTAGCTGATGCACTTGCTACTCTTTTATAAGCTGTTCTTACAGTTTCACCAGGTAATAAATAACCTTTAGAAATTGTTGCTAAAGAGATTTCATCCATCCACTCAGGATACTGTTTTCCAGCTTCCCATTGACTATAATCTACTTGTAATGCGTTATTTTCCATATTTTAAAATAATGATCCAG